AGCTTCGTTCTTAGTTTTTTCTTAATCAAAATTACTTTGAAATTCCTAGGCGTCAAAGACGCCTGTCATTTCGGGTAGTCCTCAGTAGTGGCTCATGATGGTAAAGCCGTGGACGGGCAAGCCGTCCCCCGCTTTACCACAATCGCCAATTGACCGGCTGCGTGCAGGCGGTGCTACAAAACATATCCTGTCCCTTGTTTGTGTCTCATCCGCGATGTCGATGTTAAGCGTCGCAGCTATCGGCATAGGAGATGCCGCCTTACAAAGCGGGGTTGCCTTTTCTGGTCTTGAAGCAGCTCTCTAGACTAAAGCCAACCAAGAAAAACCAGCCCTTTCGACTCGTATCGCTCGCCGCAAGCAAGATTAGCGAGCAGCGCAAGTCTGTCTTGCGAGGAAGCGCAAAGGTGATTCAAGTTGATAGGGGCACGGTCACTATACGCCAGGCGTTAGGGCTGGTATTAAAAACATATTTAATAGATAAATAAACCATTTTATAAATGTTTTTTATAGGGATGAAATCAGTCATAGCCAAGAATTTTTCTCGCAACCTTCACAGCCTCGCTTCGCATAAACGTTGCGACAGGCAGTCCTGATACTTCTGCGGCACGAGATAGAAGCGCCACTTCTCCAGCATTGAGTGGAACTTCAAGCACTTTCCCCCCCAAATCAATACGCTCCCCGGTTTTTGGGTCAATACGGTACTTGCCTCTTCGGGATTTCAATTTTCCGACACTCTCACTTCCGTCGATTTTTGCCGACTCAACGAATGCATCAAGCGCCTTTTCCTGTTGTTTTAATTTTCCAATATTATAGAAAGTACCTTTACTCATGTATACCTCTGAACAGTTCATCGAATACTTGTATCGCATCTTCAGCGGCTTTTTTATCTTCTTGGTATTCCAGCACAGAACATCCTGCCTCTTCAGCGTCATCCCAGGCATTCAGGTTCCGAGTGAAAGACCGCAAAGGATTTAGTCCCAGATCGACCAAAAGCTTCCTCGCGTTATCAATGCGATATCGCTGATTTGGGTGAGTTGGTGCTTGAGTGATTATGGAAAATACGCGAAGCCTGTTGTTAAATACTTGTACGGTCTCAATGATTTCGGCCATTTCTGGTGCTACTTTCAAGTCCCGGCGTTTTGGTCTAAACGGAAGAATTGCCATATCTGAAATAGCTAACGCTGAGCGCATAGCCTTTGAATCTGCTCCCCCGCAGTCAACCGTGACGACATCAAAGCGAGAACGCATTTCTTCCAAAGGTGCACGAATATTACCTGACATCTCCACACATGAAATCGAAGGCAGTTCTCCTTCATTTCGTTCTTGCGCCCAGTCTGCGGTTGTTTTCTGCGGGTCTGCATCAACTAGAAGCACAGTTTTTCCCTGACGCAGAAAGTGAACTGCGAGAGATTGAGCAACGCTAGATTTACCTGCTCCGCCCTTTTCGTTGCATACTGTAACAATCAATAAAAAATACCTTTTTTATCCCTATAAAAAACATTTTTAGCATGGATTTTACCCAAATGCAAAGTTTTTCTAGACAATAGAAGATTGGCTGTCATACCTTCTACCAGGGGGGTGAAAAGGCGGGGATGTTCCTTCTAACCCGCAGCATTGTTATTTAGCCGCTCTTTGTTCTAGCTCTTTTTTCTTTTCACGATGCCAGTTCGGTTTGAATAAACGCGAATACTCGACTGCTCGTCGTAAATCGGGCATATCCAGACGTAGCGTAGGATCGTATCCTTTCAGCGCTTTTTCATACTGGTAAAGTATTTCTGTATTCTTCTGCATCCATTCACCCTCAGCGTGTGATCCTGTTTTTACGTGTGGGCGTTTGGCTAGACGAGGACGCTTTGGTTTATTGATAGATGCTTTTTCTTCAACACATCCGAAGCGAAGTGCTACTACTGAACGTCCTTCTTTTACTGTTTTGCAATGTACTGAAATATTAGAATAAGTGTTGATATCTTGTATTGCAGGATCAATGGATTTTTTCTTTAAATCAAAAAATCTGGCACAGTTTGTGGAAAATAGAGTTTTGAAATCATCAATTAAAATTGACACTTCAAAAAAGCCATTCCGCTTACATAAAGGATGATTTTTGCAACTAATTAAGTACATGTATAGTCTAAAGCTAGTGACTGAACGAATATTTTGAATAAATTCAAAATTTGTCCACGTAAAGTTTGTGGCCATATTAAAAAGAAAAGGATCTAGTTTAGGGTTAAGTGTAATTTCTATAACAACATGTTTTCCATCTTCTTTTATGTAAGTCTGATCTGTAATCCAGCGTGAGATTCTCAATGCCTTCATACGTTCTTTCTGTACGTAAATTTCAATACTTCCTTCCCATAGGGCGCTTATAGCATTGTTTATGCAACGATAAACATTTTTGTTTGGTATGCCGAAAGCTTCTTGAAATTCACGTATGGTAATTTTTATGAGGCCAGGATTATCCCCTCGTTGGTTCACTTTTGATAACAAAAGCAGTAACAAGCGTAAACCATCGATACCAAGAATGTATCTTGCAGTTATAAGATCATTGTGCTGGACAATAACCTGCTGTTTGCTCTCTTTTTCATGTAACGCTAAGGGGCGATGTGACATTGGTTGTCCTTTGTAACATCAGAGTCGGAGACTCTGTTATTCTTTAGCTTTGAGATCTTTACTTCTTTGCTGTATGTTATTATCCAAATAAAAACAATGGATTACCTTTAACTCAAGCGACCAAAAAGCGGTATTCAGACGACTAAAAAGCGGTATTGCGACGACCAAAAAGCGGTGTATAACTTTTCAGGTGATTATCAGCATATGCAGGTCTATTTTTTGCAAAAAAAACAGAAAAATAATTGAATGAGTACAATTTTCATACTCCTAGAGTGCTGATCATATCTCGGATATGACGACCAAAAAGCGGTAACTAATATTTTTATTTTTAATAAAAACAATCAATTACTCTCCCCACGAGATAAATTCACTGACCTTAACGCCCCAGGCCGAGCATAGTTTTTCAACTGTTTTGAATGTAGCAGTGCCACGCTTAATCGCTGCGAATGCACTGGGGTTAATCTTGGCTCTAGCGTAAAGATCCTTGTCTGTTTGCATGCCAGCTCTAGCTTTAAGATGAAGAATGGAGTTTTTCCAATTCATAATATGCTCTTAGTGATTTTTATTTATGGAGTAGACTAATTTTTAGGTTGACGTTTGTCAAACGACAGTTTATCGTCTGAGCATAAATTATGTGTTTTTTTGAGTAAATAAAGCGCTAGCTACGAGAGTCATTACCTCACGCAGCCAGCTAACCCAAAACCTACGTAGACTAGGAGTTGAGCTATGCGGAATAGTACGCATATCGCACGGCTGTTGAAAGCGTGCAAGATCACGACCGGGCAGCTTTTGAGCTTTGCCCGCCAATCCAGACATTTGACCCCTCGCCAACGTGCTTATCTCCTGAGCATGGGAGGTGGCGCATGAGAAATTCCCTCTATTCCAAAATCGCCCGTTCTGCGGCCATACATGAGAACGCCGGTAGCCTGAATCAGGCGGCGAAACTCTGGCGTCAAGCCAATGAGCTGGCGGTTATGAAAGCAAATCTCGACTGGACGGCACATCGTGCGCACGTCTGTGAGAACAGGCTGCGTCTGGCGGCTAAAGCTGCCCGCGTGAGAAACGGGGGTGCGGCATGAACGACATTCTGACGTACACCTGCCTGCATCTGACCACACCCTGCGCGGTTACTGGAAATATCGGCATTCCGTTTTTTAATCAGGCGATGAAGTCATTGCTGAATTTACCGGACCGTATCGACGCTGAGGAAATGCCTCTGTCGCTTCAGCTCTTTCTGGCGCAGGAGGAAAAAGCCCGTGAAAGCCGCCAATTTTTCTCGGCGCAGAATCGGTGGCCCTTCGGTCCAGAGGAGACGCTGCAACCCTATCTTTTCGATTTCTACCCGCAATTCGACTGCGTTTACGAGCATCCGGTGGACGCAGAATTCGAGTGCATTGGCACTATCTGCCATGCGCGCCCGTTTGCTTTCGGCTCGACGCTGGAATGCGTGGACGGGGAAGCGCCGCGCCCGGCGACGTTTGAGCCAGATATGCGATTTACGCCAAATGAGCGGGAGGTAATTTTCTTCGCTGTGAATGGATTGAGTGCGAAGGAGATAGGACAGCGCCAAAAAATCTCATACCGCACGGTCGAGAATAAGCTCCAAGTGATTTTTAACAAGATTGGCGCACACAGCACCCGAGAACTGGCCATGTACTGCCGCGAAAACGGCACCGACCGCTATATTCCGCCATCGCTGTTGTCGCTATCGAGCCACGTTCTGAGCCAGGGAGGTATCGCATGATGTATCTCAAAGTGAAATTTATCCGCAACACCGACCATCCGCACGGACGGAAAACGCTTGAGGGCTACATTGCAGCTGAGAATAAAACCGTGGCCAAGGTCAAAGCGGCGGAATATCTCTACGAGCAGGATGGGAAATTCGCGATTTACTACAAGGCCCCGCGTTTCGAGGAAATCACCGAAGCGCTGTACATCAGCAAAACCGAGAAGCCGCTCGACCACGTGGACGGATCCGCCATCAAGCAGTACTGCGCGTTGCTGTCGCTGTTCAGTGAGCAGGAGAGTTACGACGCGGACGAAATGCGGGATGCGGAGGCCATGATTTCCAATCCCGAGGGCGAGGAGCCGGAAGACGTTTCCCGCTATGACGCGCTGCTGCAACAGGTCAATGCGCACAGGGCTGTTATGCCCAAAGACATCAGTCTGGATGATATCAAGGAAATCGCTCTACGGGCATATCGGAGCGGGGAAGTCGGTAGTGAGATTGTGCATAAATCCGACGATATCCCCATGATTATAAATACGAACCCCGAGTTACCCCCGGAATCTGTGGACAAGCCTGAGGAAAACGCGCCGGAGATAACGGAAACCGTTGAGGCTTTTGAGGATGAGACAACGGTCACAGATTCGCCAGATTATGATGTCCGGTCATCTGAATCCGACGACAACAAGCCGCGAGACTGGCCCGACCTTGAACTGGATATCGCCCGCGCGCTTTGGGAGGGCGAACTTCATTGGGAGGCGATTCCCTCTGCGGTAGAGCAATGGGCGCAGAAGATGGTCAAACGCCGCGATATTGAAATGATGCGCTGGCTTTTGGCGTTGCAGCAGGTGCCGGATATCCTGTCGCGCAGCCGCGAATTTATCTTCAAGGTTATTCGCTCTCCGCATGACCCGGAAATCTATCTGACCCCGGAAGCTATCGATGCGTATGTTGCCCGTTTCGTCGAACCGGAAACGGTGGACGAGGTGCCATGGTCTGAGGAAGCAACGGCTGACATCGCAGAAACGCCGACGCTGGAACGCGATGCACAACGACTGGCGAAATTTCTGGCGTCGGAAGCCGTGGATTTACCCGAAACCACGGATGCAGATGACGAGTGGGTACCGGGTTTACCTGAAGAGGAGCCGGAAACTACTGTAGCAAGCGAAACGGCAGATGTGCTCACCGAGGCCGAACCTGAAACGGTAGACGCCGAGGCCACAGAATCCGAGGTTTACTACTCGCCGGAAACGGACATGCCTGCCTTCCTCCGTGACCTGAAGCCGGTTAACGGGGCGGTGGAAGACGGCAGGCTGTTCGCTACAGTGGATGCGTTGAACGAGAGATTGTCCGGTATCTCAGCTGGCGGCTCTCTGGTGCTGTGGGGTCTCGATAATGGGCTTTACCACGCGGCGGACGGCTATTCCAGCACCCAAATCCGTCTCGTGAATCGTGGTGGCATAGCGGCACTGGATTGATACCAAAATGCACCGCGCAAATCAGAGGAGAGCCCCGCACTGACGCTGGGCACCGCATTGCACACGGCGATTCTGGAGCCTGAGCGTTTCGCCTCGGAATACGCCTGTGCACCTTCTGTAAATCTGCGTACCAACGAGGGCAAGGAAACTCTGGCAGCCTTTGAGGCGGATTGCGCAGAGCGCGGCATGACGTCGCTCAAGCGTGAGTATTTCGATACCGTCTTCCTGATGCGAGATTCGGCGCTAGCCTATCCGACGGTGGCGTCGTTGCTGGAAAACGGCGTTGCTGAACTGTCGCTTTTTTGGCGCATGGAAAACGGGCTGTTGCTCAAGGTGCGCCCGGACTGGCTGGGCGAATTCGCGGGCGCGCCGTTCCTGCTGGATATCAAGACCACGGATGACGTGCTGGATTTTAGTAAGTCAGTGGAGAAGTTCGGTTACCACCTGCAAGCGGCGTTTTACGAGTTTGTGATGGAGAAGGTCTTCGGCCTAGGCGTCGATTTCGCATTCTGCGCGATAAGCAAACGGCAGGAATGCGGTCGCTATCCGGTGTTGCTGGGCGTTCTGGATGAGGAGGACGGCTATACGGGCCGCCAACTGATTGAGGAGACGCTGCTTCATCTGGCAACCGGTCATAGCCACTCCTCCTCGGGACTGGCAACGGTCTCCCGTCCGTGGTGGGCAAAACAGGCGGACAGAAAACGCCGTGAAGCTCAGGGGGTGATGGCATGAATGGCACCTCGTTTGATGCGATGTACAGTATTCACAGCGACCTTCAGGCAACGTTACTTCAGCAGGGGCTGGCCGCCCTGCTTCCGGTACACGTCACGCCGGAGTAGTTCACCCGCACCGCCGCCAATGCGCTGATAGAAAACCGGGACCTTCAGTTTGCGGACAGGCCATCTCTGGTGATGGCGCTAAAGAAATGCGCGACCGATGGCCTGATGCCGGATGGACGGGAAGCCGCACTGGTTATTCGCCAAACCAAAAACAGCAGCACAGGGCAATACGAAGACAGAGTGGTTTACATGCCTATGGTCGATGGTGTGCTCAAGCGTGCCCGTCAATCCGGGCAGGTCGCCAATATCGTCAGCAAGGCGGTGTATACCGCCGACCAGTTCGATTACTGGGTGGATGAGCGCGACGAACATCTGAAGCACCGCCCGGCGTTTGAAGACCGGGGTGAACTCCGCCTGGTGTATGCCTTCGCCAAACTGACCAGCGGCGAACTGGTTGTGGAAGTGATGGGCCGCGCCGAAGTGGATAAGGTCCGCGCTACCGTCACCAGCGCAGGGAAGAGCGGCAGCCCCTGGGCGAAGTGGTACGACCGCATGGCCCTCAAGACGGTGCTGCATCGCCTCGCCCGTCGCCTGCCCTGTGCGTCGGAAACGTACGCGCTGTTTGATGCGGAGCACGTGCCTGCCGAGGGGCGCACTGAGACAGGGGCGGAAAACAGGACAACAGTCAATGCGCGGCCCCGACTGCGTGATGTGCTGAACAATCACCGATTCACCCCGGCGCCACAGGCCACAGCGCCAGAAACCGCGCCCGTGCCAGCGGAAAACCCGACTCCAGAACCCGAGGCAATGCCGCCCGCACTCGAGGCCGCGCTTATCGCTTTCGATGACGCCACTGACGAGGAAAGTTACCAGGAGGTTGTCGAGCACTGCAAAACCATCTCTCAGGCGCTCTCAGAAGCTCACAGAGGCGTTTTGCGGGTGAAGATGACCCAAAACAAGGAGAGGATAAGAAAAACCCGTAAAGAGGCTTACACGAATGCAGAGACTAAAGCACCTGTGGCGATGGCTGATGGACACCCTGAGCCAGCCGGGCCACCCCTGAATATTATCCCTCTGGCCAACAGCTCCGGCACCGGCTGGCGCTTCCAGCGTGACGCGTCCGTCTTTGACCACTTTTGGCGGCTCCACATTGGCATCGGAGAGAATACTGACTGTCTGCCCTTCCAGATGTGCCAGACCGGAAAACGTCTGACGCGCCCGTTGCCAGTCGGAGACAAGAACATGCTGGAATCGGGCGGGCACATTACGATGACTGGTCACCGTGGCGGTGGTGTCATTGACCACCGCCCGCACCGTCAGCTTCAGCACCTTATGCTCCACGCGCCCGCTGTCGCCGGTTTCCTGATAGGGGAAATGGAATGCGTTGCCCACATCCTGTGCGGTAAAGCGCGCGCCGCTGGCGGTCAGTGTCATGGGGGCATCATAGGGCCAGTCCCCCTGTCCGCCGCTGAGGGTCAACGTGTTGCCGGGGGCGTGATTTCTGCCATCCCAGCTCAGGCCGCAATCAACGAAAAAGGCCTCCTCCATGCGCTCGAAAATGCGCGATTGCAAACGCTCCACATAACGCCGGGGTTGCCCCTGTATCGTGCGGTTAACCACGCAATACAGTGCGTCTTCGGTGCCCTCACTGATGCTGCATACCGCTTCGTACTTTCCGGCGGCGGGATGCTGATGCCATGCTGCGACCTGCTGTTCTCGCAGATAGGTCAACCCCAGCAGGGTCCCGTCATTGCGCACACACCACACCACCGAAAGGGGCGTGATGGTAAACGCCCAGTCGAGTAACTGAAAACCGGTAAAAAAATGGTTGGCAAGGACGGTCAAGTCATTGCCCTGAAAGCCATCGACATCAAACGAGTAGGCCAAATCCCGCACCGCACTGCGTTCACTGCTGTGACCAGGCATGATCATGTTGTCTTCCGCCATCGCTTTTCCGACCTTGGCACAAAAACGCACCAGTTCAGGATGATTGCCCAGGCCGCTGGCCTCCAGATAATCGCGTAATGCCGGATTACCGAACTGGTCGAGCGCTTTCTGCGCCTGTCCCACATTGGCGGTAAATTTCTCACCGCCAATTTCCGGGTCAGTTTTCACCTGCTCGCCCCACTCGGCCACTTGCTGGCCCCAGGCTTGTGCTTGCCGCTGCTGGATTTGCGGATAGATATCCACCAGTTTTTGAGCTTGCGCCTGCGTCAGCCCCAGTTCTTTGGCGACCGGCTCAAAAATGCCCAACGCCTGCGCATCTAACTCGCCCCCTTCTGGCGCGGTAAAGGTGTATTCCTGCGGCGCGCCGTCTGGCTGTTGTGCCTTGTCGTCGCGCTCTGCGTGAGAGGTTAACTCGTCTGGCGCGGGAGCACTGTCGGCAGCCTCTTTTGGTGCTGTCTCCGGCTCGGACGCGAGCACATCTGGCGGGCTTGCGATATCCGGTTGTTCGGCTTCACTCATTTAACTTTCCTCCTGTTCGCCGTTCACCTTGACGGCGGCTTGCTGGTCCCTGTCTTCCTGTGCCTCGGCGGCCATTTTCAGATACAGCGCCGGACACAGGCCAAAGACCTCGTTAAATAACGCCAGTCCGGCGTTACGGTTGCCCTCGCGGAACATGGTGCTGTTGGTTTCACCGGTAAACGAGGTGCGAAAGACCCCGGCCTGCTCCAGCAGTCGCCAGACAAACCGCCGTCCCGACTCACTGCTCATCACCTGTTTCACATCGTCGATCTGCCGTTGTCGCCGTTGCTCTGGTGTCATTCTGACGCGCCTCCTTTCACCAATCCCGTCAGTACGCTGGGCGATTGCATCTCTGCCTGACTGAGGGTTTTGGCGATGTCCGCCCCCGCTGCGCCCATCTGCATGGCCTGTGCCGTCTGTTGCTGCTGCGCCCGCTGTTCCCGTTCGGCCTGCACCTGCTCATCGGATTTGGTGATGGTTGGCGGTACCCCGAGCATGTCGCCGTAAACATCCACTGCCCCATCGGTATCCAGCTTGTCGAGCGCGTCGGGATTTGTGCGGGCCAGATTGCCGAGAAACAGAACAAATCGCTCAATCGCGCCGGTGCCTATCGATTTCTGCGCCTGCGCCAATACGCTGGTATATTCCACGCGCAACGGCTGCCCCTGAAGGGCTTCCGGTGGCGGCGGAAGGAGATGGCGGCGCAACATGATATTGAAAATACGGTCAATGGCCGGATCGAGAAATTCATCATTAAGCCGCTCGAGTACCGGGCCAAGTTGCAGCATTTTTTCGTCATGCATTTCAACAACCGCCTCCCGTGGCATGCTGCGGGTATTGATATTGCTGAACATGTTAAAAAGCGGGACAAAAAAGCATTCATTGACCATCTGTCGGCCATCCTGAATGCTGGCGATCAGTTCGTTAACGCGAGGATTGATTTCATAGGCGGGTTAAAACGCGCCACCTGATGCCATGTCCACGTAATTGACATCACCGGGCAGTAAGGAAATGCGCTCCGTTTTCATGCTCACCGGCGCAATCAGCGGCGGATTAACCAGTTTGTCGATAGCCTGGTCTTTGCGCATCTGCTGGATTTGCAGGGCCTTGATACCGCCTAGCGCCAGCATGCCGGGACAGGACGAGCCATACGCATCCTCGCCATTGATATCCCAGCGCGGCACCAGTATGGGCATTTCGTCAAAGCCGGATTCGCTCAACAGGCGATCGGCATCACCCGCCGTTTCAAAGTAGACCGAGCTAAAGCGCTTGTTCTTCGCATCCAGCCGCCCGGTTTTGCGTCGGGTATTGGGCATCACGGCATGTATGACTTCAAATACGCGTTCATCGTTACCACTGTCCCAGGCATTGACGACGCCCTGACTGACGTTTTCGCGCCCAAAGCAGGTGATCATCTGGCGGCAGGTCATGGAAAAGCGGCGAAACACGGTATCGACCTGAAGACGGTGATTATTGGAGATGTAGTAACTGCCGACCGGAAAGACGTGGGTGCGGATCACGTCCTCATCGTCTTCGAGTATCGCCATTGCCCCGGTTCCCACGGTACCCAGATAGCGGTAAAGCACGGGCAGCGACTGGTACCAGTTCGATTTGTTCATCACGTCATTCATGGCATCGACGACCATCGCCAGCCAGCGTTTAACCTGCCAGCTATCCATTTGTCGCCGGTCTGGTGTGGTCAGAGAAAACCACGGGCGCGTGGGACTGGTGATCCCCGAAAGCATGCCGGATTCAAGCGTTCTTGCCGCTAATCCTCCCGTTGGATCAACTACCTTGCGATTTCGTCGATTGCGGCCCGCTTCTGAGGTAAGAAAACGGCCACAGTTGGGAAGAATGAAATCACACAATTCCCGATAATGGCCGTCATAGGATGATCTGGCGTTTTCTAACTGCCTGAACTGCTTCATTAAAAACTGCTTGCGGGAAAGCGCTTCAGCCATATCAGGCACCCAGCAGGGTCTTGCCTGCGGTGGCCGCTTTTCCGATTGCGCCCTGGCCGCCCGTCGTCTGGCCCGTTCTTTATCACCGGCCTCCACAATAGCCGGATCCTGCTGCTGTGGCGGGGGCGTTACGGGTGGTGGACTGGGTATTTTTTGGGTACTGAGGCACATGGTTTTCTCCACAGACAACACGTTATCTTTCCAAAGAGTGAAAGATAAATGTTTTATATTGGATAAATGATCTGGCTTGTAAATGAAGCCTATCGTATGGCGGGAAAGATTGCTAAAGCACCTGTTAGCTATACCGAAGCACGTACAGATTGCATCGCGGCAATAACAGATAAGCCCCGCTCAATACGTGCGAGGCAGCATCCACTAGGCTCCGGTAAAAAGCTTCAGCAAGGCAGCAACCAATGCCGCCTGGGCGATTAAGAGTCCGGCAACCCATTTGATGATGTCGGATTTAACGCTTTCTATTTTCGCTTCAAATTTCATCTCAATATTTTTTTCCAACGTCGTGATATCAACCTTGGTAGCCAAGCGGTTTTCTATCAGATTGGCCTGTTCCTGCGCGAGGATTTCCGCCTGAGCTTCCGGCATTCCTGCGGTGGTCAGTTTTTTAACAAAAGCATGGGTATCAAAAACAAGCGTTGCCATGATGATCCTCAGTGGTTACGTTGATAATACGATACAAAGTCGCTCGCCCAACTGCCAATCTTCTGGCAATGGCATCCATTGATAACCCTTGATTACGCAGGGCCATTATTTCTTCCACAGACACTTCAGCACGGGGGCGGCCAAATTTTTTCCCTTTCTCTTTTGCCTTAATGATCCCTTCCTCTCTTCGCTCGGCGATAAGCTCTCTCTCCATCTGGGCAATACTGGCGATGATAGCCAGCACCCCTTTCTGGGTAGCGGTCATTACATTATTAAAGCGCATCCCTTCTTTGTGAAATTCTACGGTAATGCCCTTTGCTGTTAGACTTTCAACAATTTTGACAGCATCACCAGCTCCGGAGCGACATACCCTGTCCAGCGAGTGAATGTGAAGTTCATCTCCCTCACGCAGATAATTGAGACAGTCTTGCCAGACCGGACGATTCACTGTTTTTGCTGAACATTTCTCATCAAACATCTTGTCGAGAGCAACGCCGCTTAACTGCCTGTCCAGATGCTGATCTCGACTGGACACTCTCCTGTAACCTACTTTTGCCATCACTATCATCTCAATAGCCTTAAGATAAATTGATAATAATGAATCAAAAGTAAGAAAACAATACTTTTGAGACTATCTTTCATAAAATATTAAAAAGGATACTTTTGATACGGCGTCAGTTCACAGTTCTCCTTCTCCGAAAACCAACTGAATCGACCCACCATTAAAAATAAAAAAAAATGCATTAATAAATTAATGTAACTATGCATAATTTATTAATGAAACCTTTTATGCGTATCAGGAGAATTGTTATGGACTATTCTTACTGGGCAGACCACGCCTCCCGCCGTGAACGTATGCATGACTGGTCATCTGCCGCTGAAATGTGGTTACAGGCCTATGATGTCGCGGCAGGCCCCGATCAAAAACACTGGGCAATGGTGCGATCTGAAAATTGCCTACTCATGAAACACAAAGTAATCCATTAACCATAAGGATCGTACTCCGTCATCGCCTTGCCCTGCTGCTGACCCGGCCATAGGGATTTCTTCGTGACCGGGAAAGCAAAGGTCAGCGCCAACGCATCTCCACACCCCGGCGAGCGCCCGAGTCGCTCCTTGATGCTCTCCTTGTCTTCCAACACAATCCGGCCATCGACGCGCACCCTGTACTCACAGGCCGACAAATCTTCCGCCGTTTCCTGCCTATCCAGCGCGCCGCCCTCCTTGAGCCACGTTTTCGCGCTGTTGTACATTTCTCCGCGTTTGTTGAGCATTTGCAGATCGCTCGAGGCCCCGCCGAAGGGCACCAGTGTCCACGACCGACCCCAGCCGCCTGCGACGGATTTCAGGCCCGTGCCGTAGCCGAAATCGATAAACACCGCATCGGCGTGATACTGGTCTTCAAAATCCGCGACGCGTTTTGCCATAATCAGATCGTCGGTGGTTTTACTGCCTCGCCACAGCAATTTGCAATGAAGCCCCTGCCGCAAATAGATCACTGCGTCATCCGCCCCGGAATACGCCGGGTCAACACCGAGGAACCGGCGCATGCGCGACCTCCCTTTCCGTCACCTCGCGTTTCAACGCCTCTTCCGTCAACCCGGTAGGAATAAACTGCATTTCTGAAGCGTCAGGGAAAATACCGCGTACACGAACCTTAAAAAAGTCGCTGTCCTCGCCGTATTCCTTTTCCCATGCCGCAATTTGCTCGGTGTTAATCCCTTCCACGCTGCGGCTATCAATTTGACGCGTGACCCACTGCGATCGGTAACGCCGGAAGCATTCACGAAAACGCCCGGTATTACGCGTCGGGTTGCCGAAAGCTAACCAGATGATTTCGGTGTCTTCATCGGTTAATGCAGCCCCGCGAACGCTTCCGTATTGTGCTCCGACCACGGCACCGCATCGGCCCGCCATGATTTTGACCGCATCCGATCGGCGGAATGGACCGATTCGGCTTTCACGACAAACCAGTTGCGCAAAAATGATAGCTGCGTCCATTTGTGGAATTCCGGCCACGTTTTAGTAGTTAGCTGCTTTTTGGTGTTGGCGGTCACGACAATTTTGGTATCTACACAAGTTGCCAACGCCCAATGGCACAACATGGCTATCATCGCTGATTTACCGATGCCATGCCCGGAGGCGACAGCAATTTTTAAAGGCTGATAACGCGTCGCGGGATTTTTGAGATGATTGCCGACGGTACATAAAATCTCTTCCTGCCAATGCCTTACATCCCTGTTTTCCTGTAACTCGCCCACGCCTCAAGGAAAAACGTAACGACAAAACGCAAGCGGATCATGCTCTAGACTCAACACGTCATTAATCAGCGATGCCTGAATCGCTTTCATCTCCGCCTGATTTTTTATCTCTTTTTTCTGCATCTCTGAGTCTCTTTCTTCATTCTGCCATCATCGCACCAAGGTTAGTGACGATGTCGTTTATCTCCTCGCCCGTACACCCCATTTCTTTCTGTACTTCGAGCATCAGCGTTTTTGGTACGGCGATACTTTCGGATTCGAGAAGCTGCGCTGCTTCGATGGCGGTAATTTCACAGGCGGTTTTAAGCTTGATAATCCGACCGAGTTCACATCGTTTCCATGATTCCGGTACAGGAATACCCTCGTCTTCACATTCATCTACGGCGTCGAGGTATGTAATATCGCCTGATTTCATGCGTTGCCGAATGGGTTTGACGGTTTCCGTCTCAAGTTTTTTCTGTTCTTTTTTGTTGAACTCAATCGTGCCGCCAAACCCTGCCCTGAGAGCAAGATTATAATCTTGAGCCGTGGGAGGTAGCTCCCTCACCTCCTTGATCATCCCCTGACCATCCTTGATGACCTCAACTCGCCCATCCGTTGCCAGTCTTTCAATACCATCATCAACGATCTGGTTAATACGCAAGTTGGGGTTGAGAATGGCTAATTGAAAATTAGGGTGTTTTTTTCGCCATTCCGCGATGGTTTGTCGTCGATACCCTAACAGCTCACCTATAGCCTTATCCGTTCGCTTTCCACCACGACGAATATACCCCTCAACAATTTTTACAAACCGTTCGTGGAACTCTTCGATTCTGGCCAAACGAACCACCTTAATTACGAGATTGTACACACATCAACCAAAATGAACATAAATAACATTATTTTAAATATATTAAGTAGAATTAACTAACATTTTTAAAATGTGTTCGGTAATTCCGGATTCGTCAGACGTGACAAGGCTTGACGGTGTGTTCGTTAATTTTTTTAGGTCATTGTTTATTTTCAATTAAAAACCTCATATTTTAAATGATGGATGACAGATCTATACAAAAAAATGGTTTCTCGAATAAATAACAGTAATGTTTCTTGTCGGTAAAGAGGTGTGCATATACGGCGAGGGTAATAGCGGGAGAGGCGTGACCTAACCATGCGCTAATCTGCTCAATCTGAATACCGCGTGATACCCAGACGGACACGGCATAATGACGCAGAGCATGAAAACTTTTCCCCTCAGCGGTTAATCCGGCCTTCTGCAACAAATCTTTGAGAACTCCCCGGCGGAAGGCATTGACGTTGGCATAGGTTCCTCCGCCTCTTTTCTCAAACAGGTATTTTCCCTGCCTGGGGATCTGTTCCAACAACTGGTGAAGCTCGGTAGTGACCGTCAACAGGGTGCGTATGCCATATTTGAGACCTGGCAAAATTCCGGCCTCGGTAAGATGGCTGTCGATGACCAGAGTATCGGTGTAAATATTGTTCCAGCGGAGCGCAGCCACTTCAGAGATGCGCATGCCACAGGCGGCGACAAAATACACCGCCAGCCGCTGACGTGGCTCACCGATACTCATCAGGGTTTTGACCTGTTCACGGGTAGCAAACTTTTCAGGTGGCACGACACTGGTGTAATACAGATTTTTTCGCGTGATGTGGCAGGGATTTTTAATACACATCCCCACCTCGATAGCCAATCCGTAGGCTCTGCGTAAAAAAACGCGATGGTTATGCGTGGTGATAGAGGCTAAATCAGGCGGAGCCACCTGTTTTATTGGCGGGCTATTGCGGTTAAACTGGCTCATGAGGCTGTCGAAGTTATAGCCCTGCCCTTTAAAGTAAGAGCGTGAAATGCGGTTAAGCTCAACGTCATCGCAAAGCTTGCCGAAATAAAAAATCAGCAAAGATTTTAATGTGAGTTGTTGTTTTTTTTCTGTCTCCTGCTCAGTGGCATTCTCCCAGGCAAACCGTTCGCGCAGATAAAACTCACGGTAGGCGTCACAGGCATGGGCAAATTCGGCGGTACGTGATCCTGCCATCGCACCCGATAGCGTTTTTTCCCCAGTCTCCCGGTATCGACAAATTGGGTCATTTTTCCTCCTGAGATAGACAAACACGCCTGACATAGTCCTGCAAGCCGTTTATCTGCCGGCTGGCGATGTCGATTCGGCTTCGGAGAGTGAAATAATCGCGCCGAGCGGCGTCGTCAAATCTGGCGCGGGCAGCATCATCCAGGCGGGCGGCGGTGCCACTGTCGGACACGCCGGGACAAACGGCACGGACTTGCAGCCGACGACGACCAGCAGCCACATCGCGCTCAAGGCGCGCAAGCTCTTGATGGGAATGGGTTAACTCCTGAGTATAACGCGCATCGATATCCGCAATAGCCTGTTGCCGCGAAACCACCTGCGCGCGCAGGTTATTCTCTCGGCGTTGCGCCTCGCCCGCCTGCTGCTCAAAACTGACGGCCCGCTGCTGCCAGTGATTAGCGCGCAGCACAAAGAAAGCACAGGCCATCGCCAACACACCGGCAACAGAAACCAGTATTTTCATGAGAGAAAATGCGCCTGCTCTTCAGCGCGGCGGCGGGTGAGTCCGGGAATAATATGGATTTTTGCCCCCCCCCCCCCGATCCCAACGAGGAAACTCTGCCGCCGCCCCGGCAACATCGCCCGCATTGAGCTTTTTGAGCAAACGCGACTGAGCAAAGGCGGCGCGCCCGACATTAAAGACAAACGAACAGAGCGCCTCAAACTGCCCCTGCGAGAGCGGCACCTTCACCAACGCATTCACGGCGTCCACCGCCCATTGCACATCGTGATTAAATAATTCGAGAGCCTGATCCAACGATATTTTATCACCGGGCTTTACCCCCTCGGTATGGCCGTAGCCGATAGTCCAGATCCCGGCGCGACACTGATAGGCGCGCAAGCGGCCCCCTTCAAGACGCATGATGAGCAAGCGCCCGTTTTCACTGAGGTGCATTAGACTCTCCTGATTTTTTTTCCAGCCGGCGACGCAACAGAGCACCGAGATAATCGTTGCCGAGATAGCCGACGATAATGCTGGAGAGATAAGAAAACTGGTTATCGATCCCGACCAGGGCGAGGCCATCGCGGGCGAACCAGGCGATAAGGGCGCAGATGGCGGCGTCGAATGTGGTCTTGCGCCACCCTCTCCCCAAATAGCGCCCACGAAGACAGGTCATCCAGGCAGCCAACCCTGCGCCGATAGCCTGTTCACGAATTAATGCCGAGCCAGGCGACGATCCCCAGCCAACAAGGTGGATCAGGCAAAGGCATAACAGGCTCCCTAAATAGTCGGTAAAATATTGATAAATATGGTAATGATAAGAAACCAAAAGTCACGCACGAATTCAGAGATTCGGCGTAATTCATTGAAACAAAAGGGTCACTAATTTAGCCGTTACAGCGTAACGCGATGCACACACGAAAAACAATGTCAAGCACGAATCCAGAGATTTACCTCTAACTCATTGAAACAAAAGGCGAACGAATTTAGCGATGGAAAATGTCCTTCCCTGCCCTATCGAGAGGAAGTCATGTTGTAAAGTTGGGGAAGTCCTATTGAGATAGCACACTTTGAGCACCTTTCGTGACTCAAATTGAGAAAAATCTCGACTCAATCTGAGAACAATCTGGGCAAAATTTAGAACCAAAACGACGCGACTTAGCCCACCACTTATTCCATGCACGCTACGGAGTATTACTCATGTAACGTCTTCTCTCGGTGCGAAGGAAAGACTGGGCTATCGTGCGACGGTCAAAACACATAGTCCGCTGCTTTGACCTCCTACTTCCTTTTAGAAAATACCCCATTACCATCTTTGAGTATCACCGGCCCGCTGAGGCCGGTTTTTTTTTCTGCGCGCCTTACACTACACAGCATCAGGACTTTATCGGATATCGCAGGATTGCAGGATGGGAGATAGTCATCCTGCATATGACTTACTCCTACTATCACCACCTTTGTAATCCATGTTACCGGCTGCCAACGCCGTTTTTTTTATTTCACTCCGGCAGCCAACTATGTATCCATCCAAATCTCTTCGAGCATATCCATGATTTTCTGCTTCTCCTTGGCATTACTGGTCCCTGAAATACTGACCATCGGAGATGACGCTTTTTCGACTCTCAAGCGAAATTCATAGCCTCGGGAAGACAGCTTCTTTTCAACTTCTTCCCGCAACGCTTTTAGGGTTCCCGGCTTCATATTTTTAAGCTGAAGCTCATCAAAAAGGAGTTCAATACGAAGCATAACTAACCTCAACACTCAACATTATCAACGGTAACCACTCAATCATACTGCACAGGCACGTGATACCGGAGTTCGAGGCAGTATTTTTGGAGATAGTGGTGGTGAGGTTTAAGCGCTTTCGTCGCAGCTTTCACATCCAAAGACGATTAAATTGCACAGAGAGGCGCACAGGGTGTTTTATGGGCATTCTTGAAGAGCGAGTCTGATAGTTTCTGCTGCTACAGGAAAAGCGCGGGTTATGGTTGACAATAATTATCCATGATGCTTATATGGTTTTTACTATAAGAAAAAACAGCCTTACGTATTGGCTTCGCCAGTACTCCTCAATCCGGCCTCGCGCCGGAATTTTTTTACCTCACCGCCTCTTTCAGCCCCTTCCTCGCCCGGAACGCAGGAACCCGTGCCGCCGGAATGGTCATGGCCTCGCCGGTTTTTGGATTGCGGCCTGGACGCTCAGCGCGGGTTTTGACTTCAAAGGTGCCGAAGCCTGTAATTTTAACATCGTCGCCTGATGCTAGTGACTGGGTCACCGCATCGGTGATGGCGTCAATTACAAATCCTGCTTTGATTTTGGAGATGTCGGTCTTCTCGCTGACGGCGCGGATGAGGTGGGATTTGTTCATGGTGTCCTCGTGGGAGTTAAGATTGTTTTTCCTTCAGTGCATCAACCGCCGCATTTACCATCATCGGCAAACAACGACAACCTTGCTCTGAAAACATAAATTCAGCGATAACATCCTCTTCATTTTCTGGTGGTCTTAACATGCATCTCAACATGAATTTACTAAACTGCTCCTTCCCATCTTCTTTGAAAATGAAAGCTAATCCCACAAAGGTATGTACTGCCTCATTGGCTATTTCATATGCTGAAGAGATATCTATACCAAGATGTTCAGAAACATCCTTCGCCGTTAAGCTATAAGTCTTTTTCGGCGAAAACTTATTACCCGAGAACTTGCTTAAGCAAGCCAGAAACTGAACATCGACATATTCAAGCTCAACTGTCTTTTTCTCTTCATCCAGTTCTACGGGAATTTTTATCATAACGCCGCCTTTAGATTTTCGAGTTGCTTGGCTGCATGGGCTTTCTGTTCTTCTGTAATCTCGCCACATGGCTGACCGTTGATGTCGAATCGCGAATCGCCAACCTGAACTGCCTCCTGATAGGCCCGCGTTTGTGTATAGAACATCAGCGCCGCGCTAGCCTTAGCTCGAGTTAAACCCAGTTCACGCCCCTTGATATCCTGATAGATATCCGCCGCAATGCCAATTTTGAGCGGCTTCGCTGGTTTTGTGGGAGACGGCGCAGGTTTCGAGGAATGTTTAGGGTTCACAAATATTTTGGGCTTGCGCTTGATGCTCAGCAGCGGTCGTTTTTGTTCGGTCATCACGTATTACTCTCAGCCAGATAATCCTGTTAGCCATGATACCAGTCAGCGATAATAGCTGTGAACGCCAATAACTATCGAATACATGAGGTTTAATTCTTGGAAATAAAATTTAAAGATCGCTGGACGCGAGACAAGATATCTATCTACGTCTTCACTCTTCTCGATAACATGGAAGAAAATGGCGTTGAATATCTTGTCGATGTGAGTCTATCTTTTCGTGCTGAAGACTGTGATTTTGATGAGAAGCTCTTGCTAACCGATAATGACTATCCTGTAGAAGTCATTGAAGTTGAAAATCCTCGACCATCTGTAAAAACAGAGAGTGCCCAAAAATCAGGAAAGACCAAGTCAAAAGCGCCGGTCATCGATATTGCGAATTTCAAACGCCGGAAAGACGGAACGTGATTCTGACGAGGCAGGAATTCAGAAGAATTTAACGGCGATGGTCACGATCGCGGAAGCCAGCCCCACATAGCCGAGCATGACCTTGGTAAGTTTTATGAGCAAACCGTTCGTCAGCACTTCCATGTCCTTTCTGACTAGCGCGATATCTGCGGCTTGCTCTTTGCGAATCAAAGCAATCTGCGCATCGGTCTTATCCGCCCTTGCCGCGGCCTCTTTGCGGACTTCGGCGATTTTGGCGTCGGTCTTCTCAGACTGAGATTGAATTTGCGATTCGACCTTCTCAAACCTTGCCGCAGTGTCCTTGCGAGCTTCCGCGATTTCAGCGGACAGGTCTTTGCGCACTTCGGCTATCTGGGCATCGACCTTATCGAATCTAGCCCCGATGTCTTTCTTGGCATCCTCAAGGTCACGTCGGGTCGCCACATCCGCCACCTCGTGAGACTTGCGTACGGCGATAGAAATCGCCCGCGCCTGGTCTTTTGGCAAACCTGCATTCTCCAGCATCTCTACAAACTCTTGCGTATCAAATGCGACTTGGCCCATGTGGAACCCTCTGGTTTTAGTTCAGTATAATCTTCGCAGCCAAAGCATACAACGTTATAACTCATGAAATCCGTTGCTGATTCTCCTGCCTCTTATCCTTCTTTTCTGGTTGGGAGTTCTTCATCCTGATAGCGGTGGTCTGGGTCGAAATCCTCATAGCCCGGAGGAGGTCTGCGAGTCGGCAGAATTGGAGAAATGGGATTCACTGGCAAAAGCCTATGCGTACCGAATGCGACCTGAACCACTGGCTGCTCCTTGTGTTTTGAGAAAGTGTAACTGAAGTTCTCACGCGGCGGCAAAGATCGCCTCATTACCTTAAAGACTACAACACCATAGCGTGTCATCAATTAATTGCGCATTTAACAATCCAGCTGCACAAAAAATACCCTTCCGCGATGACCCCATGGTATCTCATAAGAGAAAGGCGTGATTTAATGCATCCTTGTATACAAAGCGCTCAATAGGTATTGAGTAATATTGTGAAATTTTATTAACTATCAAATTATTATAATGTTTTTTTAAAATATTCAATTAATGACAGGCCCTAAGATGTATCAAACTGCAACGCTGAATTCAGGGGAAAACTGGTATATGAATCCGGGTTGTCTTTGATATTCCGCCGGAATTACACCATTTTTCCGACCTCGAAAAAATGGCTAAGTGCACAACTCGCAGACTCTGAGTAGTCAAGTAAACAGGATGGATATTAAATCCATCCTAACTTCGTGATACCGGCACCATAAGTATAAATATGTATGATTACTTATAACCACCCATAACTAGAGTGCCTAATTTATCATGTTCCCATGTTACAGCACCTGGGCAAACTGTAGAGCCGTTTGACAACGTGGAAATCGTCCCATTGAAATTTAAATCATTTCCAGTAGGTGGCAAGAATTTTACTTCGTAGTAGGGCCATCCCTTGTTATCACAACTCAGCTCACCCATTAGATAATTTTCAATAAATGCAATATGTTTTTTTCCTAATGAACCAGCGTCATCAGAGACAGTCCATTTTCCAATAACATCTTTACGTCCAGAAGTTTCATTAAGTACATACCCTGTCATCATCTCCCCGTCTTTAATAACATGAAATCGAAAAGTATCACCTAGTTCACCGGGTATATATCTACTACAAGTAACTCCATTGGGAGATCCATCAGCGCCACCATGACAATTATCATGTTTTGGCATCGAATCTTTTCTAAAACTACTGAAGAGAACCATAAATTGTCGATTGCCATTTTTATCATTATCTTTCGGTTGGATACCTGTATAACCTATGCCACCATTCCCTGTAAAGCCAAATTGAAATGCATAGTAAAATCCAGGTTTCGCAGGTGCGTTATTAATTTTTAAACCAAATGTTATTTCATGTAATGGAGCTTCCGTATTCACCATCCAATCCATGGTTGGTGTTTTAGCGATCGAGTTGCTAATAAAAAAAAAGTTAAAACATGCCACCGCAAAAAAAAATATTTTACTTTTCATAATAACCTCCACAATAAAAAGGTTACTATTGTATTTTTATATTTATTACTTTTTAATAAAGTTAATATTTGTGGAGCATGGAACAACAAAATACTTAAAATTCAAGATGGTAAATCATATACCATCCCGTGTAAAAATCGCCCCCAGTCCGTGATAACGCACTAAAATTCAGACACCGTGCTGGGTCTTCCGGTTTGGCAAAGGAGTGGCCGTGCTCCGCTGGACTCCGGGTTAAATTCCGCTTCCTCGACCGGAAAGACTCGCTTCGCTCCCTAATCCGGCCTTGCGGTGAGCGGTGGGGGTTAGGGGGATCTGGTTCTGCTGGATTTAGAAAACCCCCGCCCCTCGACTAGGCCCGCTCGCCGCAGGAGGCGCTGAGGCGGAGCGCAGCAACGCGAGCACCGAACAGCGGTGACGAGGAAGCGGAAGATCGCCTGTTCGTACAGAGTGCGCCTGATACTTCTGTGCCTTAAGATAAAATAAGAGATATTTAAATTTACATAATAAATATCAATGGATTACGTATCTTTCATTTACTCTATTTGAGTAGGGGTGTTACTCAATGGGGGTAAGAGTATTACTCTATGTGAGTAGAGGTGTTACTCACAATAAGTAAAAAAAGCACAAAAATATTACTCAAAAAAAAGTAACGTTTTTGTTGACACACTTCTTGCCATTACTTATTATTGAGTAATGGTGATGCGCATAGCGGAGTAAAGATTTGGGTAAGACAATATTTCAAAGCGAAAAAAGCATAGTTGACAAAAAGACTGGTGAGGTAACTCACTTAGAGTCTACTAATATTTTACGCATTCAAGATGAGCCACCATATGTGAAATTATATCTTGACGATTTAGTAAAAATAAATGACTTGCCTAAAAATACATCAAAAATACTTTACCAGTTCGTTAGGAAGATGAATTATGACGGTCAGATTGTATTGAATTCTGCCGTTAAAAGAATGATAGCTTCGGCTATTAACGTCAAAGAGCAATCTATTTCAAATTCAATAACCAGTCTTATACAAAAAGACATCATGCACAGAGTTGATACAGGAATGTATGTTCTTAATCCTAATTTATTTGCAAAAGGCAGTTGGGGGGATGTTAGAAAATTAAGAAATAAATATCTTGAGTTTAAAGTTACATACACCCCTGAAGGAAAAAGGATTTTGGCATCTGATATAAAAGATTCGTTGTAAGTAGTAGCGCTAACTACAGGAAATTCGACCTTCCCGTAGTCAGCTAACCCAAAACCTAAGTAGACTAAGAGTTGAGCTATGCGGAATAGTACGCATATCGCACGGCTGTTGAAAGCGTGCAGCATCACGACCGGGCAGCTTTTGAGCTTTGCCCACCAATCCAAACACCTTACCGTTCGCCAGCGTGCGGCCCTTCTGAAAGCGGGAGGTGCGGCATGAACGACATCCTGACGTACACCTGCCTGCATCTGACCACACCCTGCACGGCCTGACATCCAAGGAGACCGGAAGGCGGCTGGGTATCTCTGACCGCACGGTGGAGAACCGGCTGCAAGTGATTTTCGACAAAAGCGGAACTCATTGTAACCAGGAGCTTGCCATGTACTGCCGCGAAAACGGTACCGACCGCTATATTCCGCCATCGCTGTTGTCGCTATCGAGCCACGTTCTGAGCCAGGGAGGTGTCGCATGAGTAAATATTATGAAGCTGTTATTCCAAGCAACGCCGACCATCCGAATGGACGTAAAACGCTGAGAACCTACATTGTGGCAGAGGCCAAAGTAAAAGCGTCCAGATTCATCTTCGAGCAGGACGGAGAATACGGCTCTTTCTACAAGGCTCCGCGTTTCGAGGAAATCAGCCAAGAGCTGTACATCAGCAAGACCGAGCTGCAGCTCGACCATGTGGACGAATCCGCCATCAAGCAGTACTGCGCGTTACTGTCCCTGTTCAGTGAGCAGGAGAATTACGACTAGGACGAAGTGTGGGATGCAGAGGCCATGATTTCCAATCCCGAGGGCGAGGAGCCGGAAGACGTTGCCCGCTATGACGCGCTGCTGCAAACGGTGAATGCGCACAGGGCCGTTATGCCAAAAGACATCAGTCTGGACGATATCAAGGAAATCGCTCTACGGGCATATCGGGGCGGGGAAGTTCGCAGTGCATATGTGGATAAATCTGACGACAACTCTCTGATTTCAGAAGAGAAGACCGAGTTACCCCCGGAATCTGTGGACAATCCTGAGGAAAACGCGCCGGAGTCAGAGGAAACCGTTGAGGCTGTTGAGGATGCAACGACGGTCACGGATTCGCCAGATTGTGATACCCAGTCATCCGAATCAGAAGAGACCAAGGCGCGGGATTGGCCTGACCTTGAACTGGATATCGCCCGCGCGCTTTGGGAGGGAGAGCTTCATTGGGAATTCATTCCCTCTGAGGTAGAGCAATGGGCGCGGAAGATGGTGAAACGCCGCGATGGGGAAATGATGCGCTGGCTTCTGGTCTTGCAGCAGGTGCCGGATATCCTGTCGCGTAGCCGTGAATTTATCTTCAAGGTGATTCGCTCTCCGCATGACCCGGAAATCTATCTGACCCCGGAAGCCATCGATGCGTATGTGGCCAGCTTCGTCGAACAGGAAACGGTGGAAGAGGTGCCATGGTCTGAGGAAGCAACGGCTGACATCGCAGAAACACTAACACTTGAGCGCGACGCACAAAGACTGGCGAAATTCCTGGAGCCGGAAGCCGTGGATTTGCCCGAAGGCCCGGATGCAGATGACGAGTGGGTGCCGGGTGTTCCCGAGGGTGAGCCGGAAACCACTGTAGAAAGCGAAACGGCAGATGCGCCCGATATCGCCGAACCTGAAACGGTAGACGCCGAGGCCACAGAATCCGAGATTTACTACTCACCGGAAACGGACATGCCCACCTTCCTCCGTGACCTGACGCCGGTGAACGGGGCGGAGGAAGACGGCAGGCTATTCGCCACAGTGGATGCGCTGAACGAGAGATTGGCCGGTATCCCGGCTGGCGGCTCTTTGGTGCTGTGGGGTCTCGATAACGGGCTTAACCACTCGGCCGACGGCTATTCCAGCACCCAAATCCGCATTGCACTCAGGCGAGGAAAGCCCGCAGCGACCTATTGGTACAAAGATGCGCCGCGCAGACAGGAAGATAGCCGGGCGCTGTTTATCGGTAGCGCTGTGCATGCAGCCCTGTTGGAGCCTGAGCGTTTCGCGACGGAATACGCTTGTGCGCCATCAGTCAATCTTCGCACTAGCGAGGGCAAGGAAACACTCGCTTCATTTGAATGCGATTGTGCCACGCGGAACCTAATACCAATCAAACGCGAGGATTTCGATACCGTCTGCATGATGCGCGATTCCGTATTGGCGTTTCCTGTCGTGAGGTTGCTGCTGTCATCCGGGGTTGGAGAGTTGTCCGTATTTTGGCGTATGGAAAACGGGCTACTCCTCAAAATCCGCCCGGACTGGCTGGGGGTCTATCAAGACGCACCGTTCATGCTGGATGTGAAAACACTTGATGATGTGAATGATTTTGGCCGTCAGGCTCATGAACACGGCTATCACATTCAGGCGGCTTACTACGGTTTCGTTCTTGAGCATGTCTTCGGGATGGTCATCAATGGGCTATTTTGCACCATCGGTAAGCGCACGGAATGTGGCCGCTATCCCGTAGAGTTAGGGCCTATGGATAATGGGGATTCCGAGGAAGGACTCCTACAGGTTCATGATGCCATCACCGTTCTCAACGGCCCGGATGACGACATCGCCTCCTGCTTTACCGTCTTCTCGCGCCCCTCATGGGCGAAGCAGGCGGACAGAAAACGTCGTGAAGCGCAGGAGGTGATGGCATGAATACCGCAACCAATTTCATGACGAATCCCCAAGTCATCGACAGCCTGCTTAGATTGGCAGGCTTAATGTCAGAGGGGACCGTCATGGTTCCCGCACACCTACGCAAGAAACCCTCCGATTGTCTGGCGATTGTTATGCAGTCAGCGCGCTGGGGAATGGACCCGTTCGCTGTGGCGCAAAAAACGCATGTCATCAATGGCGTGTTGGGCTATGAGGCGCAGTTGGTTAACGCGGTTGTCAGTAGCTCTAATGCTATTAGCGGCAGGTTCTTTTATGAATATTCAGGCGACTGGTCGAAGTGCTGTACCACACGTGAGATTCAGGTGAAAAAAACCGACAAAGACGGTGTCACAAAAGGTGTGCCGAAAAGAGTGCGCGCCTGGAATGACATTGACGAGAAGGGCTTAAGCGTTCGAGTTGGCGCGGTTTTGCAGGGCGATACCGAAATTACGTGGGGAGAGCCGGTTTATCTTTCCGGGGTCGTGGTCCGCAATTCGCCGTTGTGGGCCAGCAATCCCCGGCAGCAACTCGCCTATCTGGCGGTAAAATACTGGGCGAGGTTGTATTGCCCGGAGGTCATTCTCGGTGTGTACACCCATGATGAGATTCAGCCGCGAGAAGAGCGCGATATTACACCCGAGGCAACCGCTGAGGCTAAAACTCACCCTGCACAGAAAAACCGTCGTCCGGAGTTTTTCGAGGTTATTAAGCGTCCGAAACAAGCAGAACCAGTAGCTGAAACCAATGTGACACAGGCCGCCGAGGTGGAAACCCACGCCGTGCCGCTTGAAAACCCGGCTCCAGAACCCGAGGCAATGCCGCCCGCACTCGAGGCTGCGCTCTTCTATTTCGATGATGCTACCGACGAGGAAAGTTACCAGGAGGTTGTCGAGCACTGCAAAACCATCGCTAAAACGCTCTCAGAAGCTCACAGAGGCGTTTTACGGGCAAAGATGACCAAAACCAAGGAGAGGATAAGAAAACCCCGTAGAGTGGCTTACATGCATTCGGAGACTAAAACACCTGTGGCGATGGCTGAGGGACACCCTGAGCCAGCCGGGCCACCCCTGAATATTATCCCGCTGGCGAACAGTTCCGGCACAGGCTGGCGTTTCCCGGATAACTCGATAGAGACCGGCTATGTGCAGGCCCAGCAACGGGCATCAGCGATGGGGTGCCAATTACAGGCGCGGCAAACCAGCCGATTTAGCGCGAGCCACTGAGGGGAGCCGGGGTAACGTATGAAAATTTTTGAACCTAATGATTATCCAGAGTTACGCAATCTTTTCCCGGAATTAACGCCGGGGCAGTTTGAGAATTCATTGCTTTGTGCCTTTGGCCTGTCGCAGAAAGAAATCGCTGCGGTGCGTGGTGTTTCATTGGGAACGGTCAATACCTTACTTTTACAAGCAAAATCCAAGTTTGAGTCAAATTCCCTCTCGGGATTACTGACGGTGATACATGTCCGTTTGGTGCTTTTCGCCTTATATGGGTGTCAAAGGCGAATGGGGATAGACACAAAGGACTAGAAACCACACATTGACAGGCTAGGCCGCCTGCCGTGAAATGGCGGCAACTGTTTTGAATCAGGTAAACACCATTGAACTTATGAAAAACAACGGTGTAAGTGAAAAATATGCGCCACAGGTAAACACCCAATTACCATAAAATGGTGGCTCCTGTTTTGATGAAGGTGATTATGTCGTTGAATGTATGCAAAACCTGTGGTTCGTCCGTCGTTATTGCGTGGACCTACATTCATGAGTTGGATGGCTGGCTAGGGAAAGGTTTCTGTGAATACTGTGGCCACACATCGATTCACCTCGCCGGAAGTGCGCAATTTCAGCATAACGCGAAACGGTTTATTAACGCCGTTACGTCGTCTTTCGGTTTTTGAGGGAGATGGGCATGTCGTTACTGTTACAGCGCGTGGAATGCATGAAGGAATATTCTCGATTGGCGGAACTGGCTGAAGAGCGTGAAGCGCGGGGAGAATGGCGGCAAGCTGCCGCGCTCTGGGAAAGGGCAGCAGAGGCCGGGCGGCAAGTGAATCATGGTGACAAGGCCATCGCACGGTTAGCCGCCTGTCGCAGTATTATCGACAATCAGGAAAACGATGACGAAATCCCTGTCGCACCATGACCACGTATTCAAAAAGTTCCTTGGCGATATCGCGGTCGCTCGGGACTTTCTGGAAATCCATCTGCCGCCGCACCTGCGTAAGCGCTGCGATTTCGGCACATTGGCGATGGCTTCCGGCTCATTTATCGAAGACGACCTGAAGGGCCAGTGCTCGGATATGCTCTACTCGATGAAGACCACGACGGGCCATGATGGTTACGTCTACTGTCTGATAGAGCACCAGAGCCGCCCGGAAAAGCTGATGGCGTTTCGATTGCTACGGTATGCGGTCGCCGCGATGCAGCGGCATCTAGAACAGGGCAACGATCAGCTACCGGTGGTCATTCCGCTGCTGTTTTACCACGGCACCACGTCGCCGTATCCGTACAGCACGCGCTGTCTGGACTGTTTTGCTGAGCCAGAATTGGCGGCCACGGTTTATCATCAGGCATTTCCGCTGGTCGATATCACTGCAATACCGGATGACGAAATCCTGACCCATCGCCGGGTGGCGCTGCTGGAACTGGTGCAGAAGCACATTCGTACCCGTGATATGCTGGAGCTGGTTAACGAACTGGCCGGATTGCTCGAACAGTGGGCGTATCCCAAAGAGCAGTTTCGCAGCTTGCTGTACTATCTGGCCGAGGCGGGAAACACCGTTGAAGGGGAAAAATTCATTCGCGCGCTGGCAGAAAAAACGCCGCGCTATCGGGAGGACGCCATGACGATTGCAGAGCAGTTAAGGCAACAAGGCAAACAGGAAGGCTATCAGATAGGCCGCCAAGATGGCGTTCATGAAGGCGTACAGCTAGGACGCCAAGAAGGACGCCAAGAAGGACGCCAAGAAGGACGCCAAGAAGGACGCCAAGAAGGCGAGCATAGCGCCTCGCTGAAAATTGCAAGGCAACTTATCGCCAATGGTGTCGATCGCGCTATCGTCAAAATGTCGACGGGTCTTTCCGATGACGAACTGGCTTCCCTGTTCGATGACGGGCATTAATCCCCCGCCTTTTCCGCGTCGGGCGGCTCCAGCCAGTCGATATCTGGCGCAGTGCTGATATCCACGCGGTTAAGCAGCACACTGTAAGTCTCCCACTGTGTGAGCGCTGCTTTTTCTGCCTCCGTTGCCATACCCAATCGCACCGCGCGCGCCAGTGGGGCTATTTTGTTTTCAGCCTGTAGCTGCTTTTCTTCTTTCAGCCTGTCAGCGGCTTTGCGGTATTCTTCCGCGCTGTAAATTCGTGGCTGGATTTTTCCGTCTCGAAACATCCACTCCCCTTTAATGAGAGTGTGAATATCTACCTTTTTTAAAATATCCGCATCAACCTCAGTCACGGACATATCAAACGGCATCAGCATATCGGCATCCCTTGCCGCCATGTTGATGACGCCGGTCGCTTCGGTGTAGGCGATTTTTAATGTGTCCGCCGCAAAACGCTTTTGGACTTCATACCAGTCATTGTCGTCTTCATCTTTCAGAAATACCGCACCGCTGGCACCGAATGCGGCAAAGGGATTTGTCTCGGGTTGATAAACCCTGAAGTTTTTTAATGTAAGCATAGCACCCCTTTTTAATCACTAACAATCCCTACCCAAGTGCCACCCACCCATTTTTGAAGGTAGCGAACGGCGACGCGAAGGTTGGTGGCGTAATTCGCTGTTGACTGAATGCCGACGATAACACCGCCGTTGTGCCAGAGGTGTTCACCATTGCCAATATTCCCCGTCCAGGCGATGCCGGTCAGACGCATGTTGGTGACGAAGGTGTTATGGAGATAGCCACTCAATGCACCGCCCCAAATGGGACCCGCCACATCTCCGTTTTCGTGAAAGGTTGCAGTTCTGCCGCCCCATGAGACGGTGACATTGCCGCCAAATGTCGCTGCTTTTGCCTTCAGCATGCCATCTATTTCGACATCGTTTAACCAGTGCAGCTTGTCTTGATTCCACGCTGCCACCTTGGCATTTTTAGCATAAAACGCCACGTTGCCGTCGCCATTGGCGCGCAACCCCGAGTCATTACCCCCAACATGCAATGCCTGGGTAACATGCAGGCTGCCATTAACGGTGCCGCCAGTTTTATCGAATTTCGTGTCTAGCGCGTCATACAGTTCTTTTATTGCTTTCTTCGGCTCGTATTTCAGCACGTTGGGGAAATAGAACTGCTGTACGCCATCGCCGTCATACACCGCCATAGCGTGGCCTTCTTCAGTGACGAATTTGGCAATCTGCCCGTTGTAGACCGGGTAGCCGCCGGTGCCGATGATAAGTGGCTGGGCGACTCGGGTATATTTTCCGTCTTCATTTTCCAGATAAACGGGTATTTGATTTTCAGCTATTGTGGGGTCGGTGTCGATTTTGCCGATGTAAATTTTGCCGTTGCTACAGGACTTAAATTCCCGGCGCTGGGTGAAAATTTGTGACGGCATGGATACGACAATGTTTGGCGTAATATCAGCCATTGGGTTTTCTCCAGATATTTTTACGTGGGCGCTTTAACTTTTAAAACTCATCGTCTTCGTTCTGTCGCAAACCGCTCAATGTGGCCACCATGCCTGCTCTCGCCAAGCGCGGGAATTCCTTATGACCGACAGCCTCCCTGATGACCTTGACGACAATTTTGTTGGCGAGAAAACGCTTTTCCGCAGCGGCAATGGCTTGCGGCGTCGCGCCCGCTTTTACGGCACGCGTCGCCTCCTGAATCGCCTTTTCTATCGCGTAACGTCCGCTGCGTGTCCGGGCCATTTTTTCTACCGCGCCGTGTAACACGGCCCCGGTGACTGCCGCTGTGGCTGCCCCAAATGTTCCGCCGATAACACCACCACCCGCTGCCCCGAGCACCGCACCGGTAGCGGAGTTTCCCACAGCACCCAATACTGACTGAGCCATTTGGGGCAATCCGGCATTCAGCGTTTTCAGGACTTCCGTGGTTCTACCGGTGCGCTCGATATATTGCTGGGGTTTTACTGCGGCTCTGGCAAGTTTCCCATAAGCATCAGCGATGCGGCCCAGTTCCTTGGAATATTGACTGATGGCACCGACATTTTGCTCGGTCAAAATCGAGGCAATATGCGCAATACCGGTGCCTTCGGCTTTGCCTCCCCGAACGCCATGCGATAGCGCATCCTGAAGCAGGGACGCTATGGCCGGAACGCGTTCGGTTTCAGGCAGTGCAGAAATAAGAGTGTGAAAACCACCCTCGCCGTTCAGCCCCTTTTCTGAGGCGGTTTGCAGCGCTTTCCCCCCCTTGGTGATCAGCACATCATTGGCAAGGCTGCGACCGAAAACCGATTCGGCATGGTCAAGGTCGGTCAATCGGGCTTTTGATAACGCGTTGGCCCGCGTCCAGTCATCAAGAAAACCGCCCTGTTCAGCCATAACGCGCATATCATCCGTGATGGCGCGCCGAACCTCACCCGCTCTGCGGGCGGCATTGGCTTCGCCATTCCTGATATATTTTTGCTCTGCGTCGGCAAACTTGGCCCGCCACGCTTTCATGCCCTCAAAGGTCACGCCGGATTGTTTGTTCGCCGCGTCGAGTTGCTTCATTTCTGACGTGAGCGGAACGCCCGCGGATTTTTCACCGGCAATCACGCCATTGGCGTTTTTAAGCCGCATTTTTTGCTGCGGCATCCTGTCCCGCACGTTATCCCAGGCGGCCCATTCTGCCTTTTTCATTTCATCCAGATTGTTTAAAACCCGTTCTTTAATCGCGGCACTCTTTTCTGATGCCGTTCCCGCCTCAGCGCCCAATGCATCGAGATTGCGGGTAAACTTTTCGGCAATTTCATTAAAGGCGGCCCGGTGAGCATCTTGTGTTATTCCCGGTGTCGATGCCAATGCGCCTTCGGCCTGTGCTATCCCGCGACTTTCGGACGTCATGCCCGGCGTGAGTCGATGAATATCTACCCCTGCCGTTTCAGCCGCCCGCGCGGTTTCCTCCGAAACCCGCGCCGCCTGTCGAGCAAGACTTTCCCGGCCGGCGGGAGAGCGGGCCAGAGTGGAGACCTCATTGGCGCTATCGGTGATCGCCGCTATCGGCGTTCTCTTTGGATTAATAACCTTTCCCACACCATGAACAGCGCCACCTATTCCGGCATTTATCGCCACATCCTGTAGCGTGTCATTCGTCGCCTGTTCAAGGTTTTGATTGCTGCTGTTGTGCGCCGCAGAACCGAGGACGCTTTCTGACATCAGTTGCCCCGCCTTATCGACCCCGCGTTGAAACCAATGACTCGCAGCCGGTACAAAGCGTTCAGCCAGTTTGCCGGCCGTGGTCGCAACGCGAGCGGGGCTGCTCGTCAGGTAGGGCAACACTTCAGCAGCCACTTGTCCGGCTTGCGTTTTGGGCGCTACCCCTTCGGGTAATGAAAACCGGGGCGTTGGCATGTAGGTACCATCGCCCCAACCCAACTTACCTGCCCCCCAAGTCCCTGCACTGTTGAAGGCATCTGCCACCATCGGAACGATATTGGCGGTATTGACCACAGCCTGAGCCATCGCACTGCCAGCCTCAGAAAGCCCCTGCAAAGCATCCTGGGCAAGGCTTCGCTCTTGTTGTGGTTGCTGAGTTTGAGACCGTATCATCTGCGCGATACGCGTTGCCGATTCGGTGTCTCCAGCCGCATCAGCATTGCGTAACGCGGTCATCAGTTGTTCTCGGTTATAGGCCATCATCTTCCCCCGAGATATTTATTGACCAGTTCATCATCGGACAGTTGCATTGGTGTCTGGGCTTCCTGATGCGCGGGATCTTGATAATCAAATTGACGTTTCACCGCGTGTAATTTGCTTTCAAGCTCGCGGCGGATGCGACCCATGGATGCCCTGAACGCCGATTCACTCATTTTGGGATTGAGCGCGCCCACCGCATCGGTGAGCTTTTTGCCTTCCGCGTCAGACAGGGCACCCATGCCCTTCATTGACTGCACCATGGGCAGGAATGTTTGTGCCTTGAATGTATCCAGGCGCGCTTCGAAGTTTGCTGCGTCACTGCCGGGTAGGGTAGGAAATGCGGACTTAATGCCCACTGCTTTTGACAATCCAGGGCTTGCCTCCAGTTCTGAAAGCGATTGCAGTGCGGTATTAAACGTATCGACAGCCCCCAGGGCCATCGCCTGCCTGTCAGCCTGTGCCTGGCTTGCCCTGGTTCTGGCCTCTTCCTGTTTTTGTTGCAGGTCTTGCCGCTTAATCTCATTGGTTTCGCGGCCAATCTGCCGGTCTAACGCGCGGTCCTGCCATTGTGCGCGCTGGATCTCTCGCGTTAAGGCGGCGTTCTGCGCGCTGATATTCTGGCCGCGGATCTGCAAGTCTTCTCCCGCGCGGTGACTGCGTTCGGTTTCCGCCGCTTTGGATGCCTCCAACCCTAAACGCTGCTGCTTATCCAATACGTCGAAATACTTCTCAGGCCCCAGCGCATGGAGGCCAATTAGATCGGTGTAGCGGTTAAACTGCTGCGGATCTTGCTGGTAAGCCTGCCAGGCGTCCTCGGGGCTGATGCCCACATGCCCCAGGGCGTCAGCGTTTTTCATCAGCATCCCTTTTACCGCCTCTGGCCCCTGAGCAGCGGCCAGCTTCAGCGCCATTGCTGCACTACCAATCGCCTGATTTTTATTAGCGTCCACAAAGCCCATGCCCTGCTGAATGGCCTGCATCTGCTCGGGATAGTCGACAGCGAGTTTGCGCATAGCATCGACATCCTCAGCGTCAAAGGCTTCGCCCATTTTTTTCTGAAAAGCAGCCTGCTTTTGCTGCTGCTGAAATTGTTGGTGTGTCTGGGTGATATCCTTAACCGCCTGGAGGGCCTGCAAGCCGAGATTATTCGCGCCCTGTCGTTGGTCCTCGTTGTTTTGACGGATAAAGGCCAGCGCCGTATTGGCGTCACTGGCTTGGGGGGCGTTGCTGTTGGCTATCTGTAAATTCGGTAAGCTACCAAGTTGATATGTTGCCATGATTTACTCCCTAGAAGAGCGAGCCAAGAAGACCAACACCTGCGCCGATGGCCGTGCCAATGCCGGGTCCACCAAACGCGGTACCAATTTGCGCCCCCGCCATGGCCCCGCCCAGACCGCCGGTGATGGCCGACTGAAAACCCGAAGGCCGGTTAGCCTGTGCGGCGGCCAGCGATGCCTGCTGTTGCAGCAGCTGTGAGGTATTATTGGCGTAATTCTGCCCGGCGGAGGCTTGCCCCGCTGCGGCATTCATGCCGATATTGAGCAGGTTGCCGTAGTTCTGCATTTGACCGGAGAGCCAGTTCTGCCCGAGCGCGGGGGCGATGGACGCCAGTTGATTACCGGTGGCTGTTGACCCAAGTCCGCCGGTCGCCTCTGCGGACGCCAACGACTGATAACGCGCCTGGTCGGCCAGTTGCCGGTACTGGTCTGAGTTGTAGTAATCACCGAGCGCCTTGTTTTGTCCCTCGAGCGTCGATAATCCTTGCAGTTGCTCAAGCGCGGGCCGCCCTGCCTGCATATAGGGTTCAAGGTTTTTCATCACCGTTTCCCATTGCTCACGTTGCAGGGCGGTGGCCTGTCGGGTCGCATCCGCCTGTGCGCCTGCGCCACCGTCGCCCCCTTTCATCAAACCGTGCATCGGCTCCAGTTTGTTTTTAAACTGCTCAGTCAACACTAACATTGGCTAATTCCTCATATTGCGATCGCGTCAGCTGATAGAGCGTGACGCCAACGGTTTTTCCGGCACTCAGGTAGGCGTCATCAAGATGACCGACGCGCCTTGCCCCCAGCAGTCGAATGATCACCCGGCCGTATTGAGTGGTGTCCGGTACCAGGGTGATACTGTTGGTAAAGGTCGAATTTTCCAGCAACCAGCGACAGAACAGGCGATGCCCCTCGAGCGCATAGCGGCCACGAAAGTCCGGCGCGTAAATGGCGTGGCATTCCACCACCCCCAGCCAGAACGGGCGCACCTCATGCACCCCGACCAGCGTCACGCCCTCGTAGATCCCCAGATACAGCGCGTCTGCTTTGATGCGGTAATGCTCGCCCGGCTCAACAATCCTGCCGGTGTTCTGGCGGTCATTGAGAAACTCTGCCAGTCGTAGCGGGTTATCAATCAGTTTGATGTTCATCCGTCGATTAATCCGTGCGATCGCAACGCGTCTTCCAGCGCCTTGATGCGTTTTCGTGCTTCCAGCAGGCCATTAGCGATCACTTCCAGCTGGCCTTTGTTGTAATTGTCGTCAACGGGAAAGGGTATTCCGGTATGAAAGCCACCTTTTGAGTCCGGACCTGACGCTGCCGTCCAGCCGGTTTGACGTGGCCCAATCACTTTGACGCCATTGACGGAATAGGACGATGAAACATCAAGGGGGGAGGCCAGGGACTGGCGTTGCGTTTTCGATAGAGAAACCGTATCGCCCTGGAGCGCATTAATCTTTTCGGCCTGCTCGCTTAAGATAAGATCCTGCTGGTCATTGCGATTTTTGGCGTCATAGGCGGCCTGGCCGGATTCGTTGGCCTTGACGGCCACCTTGCCCAATTCCATGCCCTGATTAAGCACATACATGCGATAGGCAAAACCAAAATTTGCCGGCAACAGGGTGGCATCAAGGCGCGTGGTGTGTATTTCAACGGGATGATCGCGTGTATCGTCTGCCATTATTCCATCCTTATCTGACAACCGGAGAGCGTCACGGGCGATGAGGTGATCACCCGCACCTTAAAACCGAGATTTTTTCTGACGCGACCCATCCGCCGCCAGAGAATGCGCCGGTCATACGCAAACGGCGCGTTTTGGTTAATCATCTGTTCACGGCCAAAATGGAGACCGTCGGCGGTGGCGGAGAGGAAGAGGCGGTCGGCGATGTGCGCCACGCCGGTTGATGCCTCCAGTTCAAAATCAAACACGCGGGCATTATCTGCCTTGAAAAGCGGGGTATAGAGAACGTGCTCCTGCGGTTTTTCATATTGCGCAGAAGAGGCAAAATCAAGTTGGCCGAGGAGGGAATCGTTTTTATCGCCACAGGTGAGGTGATGGTCGGCAAACATAAAATCGATGCCGCGATAGGGAGCGTGATAAAAGCCCGTTTTCAGCAGGCTCCATTGCAGCCCGTTCTGGTTGGCCGCGGCGTCATAACACAACACCTGTCGCGACAAATGGATAAGCACTAATTCGTGGCTGTCGAAACGGACGGTTTCCATGACGGCGCTCGCCAGTTCATCGTGCGTGTAGCTGCGTAGAATTTTCTCGATGGTGGCCGTGGCAATCGATGTCGCCTGCGCCTGATTAATCAGGAATACCGACGGCGCGCCGGTGGCCTGATGGCTGATGATCACATGGGCATCGCCGAGCCGGGTCTTGCAGTGGGTCCCGGCAATACCTTTCTCGACCATGAGTGCAGGCTGTGCGGCATAGATGGCGGATTGCCCGTCGGCCGCCCCGGTCAGGGAAAAATATTCAATGGTGGACGCGCCAAAGCAGACAATAAAATCGCGCCAGCTATCAATACCGATAATGCCGTCGGGTTGTGATTCGGCGCGATACAGGGCGCGGTAGCGGTCAGGGTGAGATTCATCTTCTAAATCGGTGACGCCAAAAATATCGCTGCCGTCTTTACACCAGACATAACGTCCGCGTAAATGGCACATATCACGCACGTTACCGATGTCGTATTGCGTGTATTTTTTCTCTTTCGGCCAGTTTTCCAGTGTTTTTACCGTGCCATCGTAACGGTAGAGCGTCATTTTTCCTGCCGCCACCACCGCCTGACTGTTGCGGCTAAACGCCATGCTGATGCGACCCTTTCCAGCAAGATCCGCTATCGGTTTATGGCCTTTGTATAATTGATTTCCCAGCCCGCGATACACGGTTTTTTCATGGGTATTGTACTGAACGCCTCGAGACACCCCAGCGACCTCGGCTTTATGGGTAATACCGGGAAACGAGCGCAGATAACCGCTGGCATTCAATACCGGTTTGGGCGTGGCCAGCATATTGACCGGCAAGGCGTCGATATAATCGGCGTCATCGCGCGCTTTACCGAGACCTCTTAGCAGGGGTAATTGCATTATCGCCATTAACGTTTTCTCGTTTGTCCGGGTAATAGCGCCCGGAGATAAAGTGATCGTATTGATTGCCTTGCCCGGTGGGCATATCTCCCCGGCGCTTGAGGGACGGCACGGTCAAGGTCGCGGTCAGTAAGGCGTCATAGGCGGTGTGGGCCGTGGCCTCCTGGCGGGGTGTTGGTGCGATGCCATAATCCGCGAGCACACGTAACATCAGCTGATAACCCACTGCCGAGGTGAAGAGCGGCAACACACCGGTCGGGTCATCAGGGGAAACGGTCTGTTCATCCTGGGCAAACCGGTAGCCGATATCGATACCGCGCGCGCGCCACTCGGCCATCATCGCCTCCAAATCGTCCAGACCGTCGGTGACAGATTGGGGCTCGACATCGGTCAGGGTGGCATTGGAGGCCACGGCACATTTTCGCAAGGCGAAAAGTACCACGTCGCCTTTGGTGAGGAGCTTGGGCATGGGTTTCTCTCATGGCAGGTGGGTAAAGGTTTCAGCGTGAAGTTTGTTGGTTTTTGGCCAGTATTTAACATAATTTGTGTTACCCGCACCGCCAGGCTGCCACTCAACAGCAAAACGGCACCAAACCGCCAAAAGTGTGAGTTTTCTGGTCCAAATTGGGCGATTTACAGTGATAACATTTTGATAACAAATTACGGGTATTCAGGTTCGCCGAAAATCGCCTGCGAAAGGCGTAAAAGTTCATCTTTTCTGCTTTGGGGTCGGTCAATGACGTGAAAGGGGCTTACGCCCCGTTTACGGATTACCGAAGAACTGCCCCCCCATATGCGGGTTGTAACACACATACGCAGGCAGCAGGTCGAAGCGCATCATCTGCTTGTTGGCGTCACCGTCAGCGTATTTATGTACGCGAATAGAGAAGCCTTCATAGGTAGCGACCGCAGAATCGATGCTGTGTAACTTGGGTAAGGGGATCGTTCCCAATCCGCAGAACAGCTTGTTGTAGAACAGGTTCGGCTTCATGGCCTGCTTGGAAGTACCGATAACGCTTACCGTATCGCCCTCCGCCAATAGACGATCGACTGCGTTGTATTGCGGATAGCCCGCATCAAAAATGGGCACACCTGAGATTTTTACCGTGACATCCCCTGAGCTGTGCGCATTGGCGTCTTCCATCACGGTGGCGGTGAAACTGAGTGCCGACGCGCCGTTATACAACGTTTGCTTGCTTTGCTGATTTAACCAATGCGTATCATCAAACTGAAGCTGATCGCCGACTTTTAGGAAACCTTTTTTGCTTGCCGTTGCCCCGGTCAATGTGGCGGTAAAGGCGTAGCTGTCTTTAACCGAATCGTAGTTCACCTCGGGCGTCCCTTTCACCGTCAGCTTGCCACCGAAAGCCCCCTGCGTCCGTGATGCCAAACCGTTTGACATCAGGGCGCGTATCCCGCCGAAGTTGCCGGATATCTGGGCATTCTCCCAGGCGGTGCGCACCAGTTGTTCCGACACATGTAATCCTGATTGCGCATCGGCCAGACGCTGCGCCGCCCAGGGATCCATCACGGCATAGTTCTCACCGCTATTGATGCCCAGGTCTTTCAGGAAGGAAGCGGTTTGCGCTACGTCAGACCATTTCTTTATCGGCGTGTTGGGACTGCCCAGCGATAATGCGCCATGCTTCATCATAAATAGGGCTAATTCGGTTTCCAGATCCGTCACCATACGTTCGTTGATGGGGACCAAAATCTGGTCTAGCTGATTGAGCTTTAGCGCCTCTTCAATCTGCCGATACTCAACAGCGACCGTAATGTAATTTCCGACTTCACCGGTTGCCTTGGCTGAAATCAGGCTATTTTTAGACTTGCCGGTAATATCCCCGTCCATCGTGCGTTCTGATTTGAACTGGTGCGGGCGCTTAAAACTGACGCTATCACCCGTGGAGGAATTGATTTCGCCCGCCAGTAACTGGCGATCGACTGTTTTACACAGCACTAAATCAGACATAAAGCCCGGTAGGAATTTCTTCAAGACAATCTGACTGACGTTAGCGTCAAGGTTGTTAGCCATTTACAGCATCCTTATTCAATGGTTGCGCCGGGGCATAATTTGGTAAATTCATCGTATTTCGCGTCAGCCCCACCGCCGCGTAGCTCCGGCTCAGGTTTGGGCGTTGGTCTGGGTTTCGGTGCCAGTCGGGCTTGTTGACTGATTTGGCCCAGCAAAAAGGCGGCGCGAAGGGGATCGGTCTCAGCGGCGACCCGCTGGCGGAGTTTTTGGTTCTTGCCGAGTGCATACGCAATCAACTCAGAGCCTTCGTCAGCGGCATGGATGAGAATTTCCTTTTGCAGGTCGGGGATCTCCGCGCGCACGATGTCTTCCATCTCCTCGTAATCGTTAACCGGGAGTTGTGCTGCGCGCGCTTTATGCTGCTGTAATCTCTGCTGGAAATTCTGGTGATAGTCCTGCTGCTGGCGCTGTTGCTGTTGCTTTATCTGCTCGGCATGGCTTTTTTTCTCATGCCAATCAGTTAATGTCTGCTCAAAACGCGCTTCGTCATAATCGCACCCCTCGAGGGTGGGTTTTGCCAATGGCGCGTCTGATGATGGGGTTTTCTCGGTCGTCGGCCTGGACTGAAGCTCCTCAAGCTGACGCCGCAATTCCCGGTTTTCTTTCTGTGTGTCTTTAAACCCTTTACGGAGATCTTTCACCCACTGCGGCGCGGCTTTGCCGTCGATAGCGTCGTCGTCTTCAGCCAACGGGATTTCTTCATCGCCAATCTGCAAGACGTAATCGTCGGCGGGCGCATCGGTGATTGGCGCATTTTCTGGCGGGGTAAGATTTTCCTGTTCTGGGATGTCATTTTCGGCTTGCGGCTCAGGTATTTCCGCGGCTTCCTGATTTTCAGACAGGGGCACAGCCTGACCATCAATGATCAGTTCGTTATCCATGGGTAACTCCTGGTTAGCTCGGCACTATGTCTGCCGGTGACGGTGGGGAAGGAATAGTTTGTTGCTGTGAGGCGGCCACCTCTTTTAGCAGGCGCAGTGTTTCCATCACGGCCTTATCATCGATGTTTCGGGCCTGCGCCAGTTTGTAGACAGTATTGGCTTGACTTTCCATTGCATCCTGCTGGGCGGTAAACGCCTTGATCTGCGTTTGCACCGTTTCATTTTGGGATTTCTGCGCTTCAGCCTGCGCCACTACCATTTGCGCCTGTGCCAGCAGCATATTCGGATCGGGCTGTGTCGCCTGCGCTTGTTGGGCTTGCTGCACAATGGCCTGCTCTTGCTGATTGCGCGGTTTCACAATGCCCTGAGTCAGTAACTGGCGACGATTAAATGCCTTGAAGTCATCCAGTCCTTCTCCTTCCATGTTATCGATGATGATACCCATCAACGCCGGGCGCATCGGATCTTGCGGCAACATGCCCTGCAATAACTGCGTTAAGGCGTTAACAGTCGCGTCCCGTCGGGCGCTATAGCTGGGTCCCACATCCACCGAGACATCATAGCGCCCGGTTGACAGGTCATTCAGGGCCACAACCCGGCCAGTCTGATTATCGAGAACCGCCGCATTCATCAGCGCGATATCGTCAGTACCATCTTCATGAACAATGCGCACCTCGCGATCGGAGCCGTAAATTTCTCTGGCCATGGACAGCCAGATTTCGCCCGCCCGTTTCAGGCTTTTGGCCATGTTGTCGAGGTAGATAAACGACGCCATATCCGAACGGTTAAGCAGACTGTTCACCGTTTCGCGCGCCACGTTACTCGGCATCTGCTGCATGGCCTGACTGCTTCCAGTCACCTCCTGGATATCTGCGCTGGTTTGCTGTAACAAGGCGGCAAGCGCCTGATTCAGAACGGGCGCTTGCGTATACCCGGCAACATTGGCCGGGGCGACGACATTGCCAGTTTTATCGGTTACCGTGCGCAAGGGAAGAAATGCCGGTCTTTTCCGGTTACGTCCCTCCCAGTGCTGCTCCAGTCCGCGGATTTGCTCCATATCCACAATGGGCGTCTGCCCCGGATCTTGTGCCGCGGCGTCCGCCAGCATGGACACCTGAAGATTGTAGAGACGCTGTGGATCCATCGCCTTGGCGATATGCCCCTCGACCCGTTCGACATCATCGATAAACCAGCGCTTACCGTAAACGGGGATGAGCGGGATATGCTCGCCGGGAATGCGCCTAGGCTTTTCAAGAAAGCCGTCACCGTCCACCACCGCAACGTAAATGCGCCGACGCTTGACAGAACGGCGTCCGATTTCTTCAAATCCGGCCTGCTCGAGTTCATCCTGAATATCGGCGATCTGCTCGCTGTCGTAGGTGGCAATTTCTTGCGTCAGTGGCTGGCGATAACTGATGACATCGACGGATTCCTTGCGCACCTCATAGTACTTGGCGATGTAAACCACATCGGGCGTAAACCAGTCGTATTGCCACGACACCGACCCCACCCTATCAAGGGATGTCGGCGCTTTGTCGTACTCAGACTGGTATTTTTCCAGGGAGACGGAGTACATGCAAAACGCCCAAAGCGCGTCGGATTTATCGTATTTTTTGGCGTCGGGGTCGAACCAGACCGAACGGGCCGGATCGTATATCGGCTCAACGGCAATACGTTGCCGCTCATCCATGGGGTCATATTCATTGACAAAAGACGTGGTCAGGCGAAAGCAGCCAAATCCACCGGTTGCAGCATCATCAAAGGCGTTATCACAGGCTTCGCCGCCATCGGTTTCTTCATAATCCGCCCGAAATAGCCCATTGAGTTTATTGGCCAGCTCCTCACTGGCGGCATTGTCGCCGGGACGAAATTTGACACTGATGCGGTTGTTGCGGTATTCGCTGATAATGCGATTAAGCTCAGTGGCGACTTTGTTGATCTCAAATTTGGGGTACTTCTCAAACTGCTCATCCAGCTTGGTTCCCGCCACGGTAGCCCCTTCCCATTGCCCGCCGGGCACCCGCACAAAGCGGGTTGCTTCAATGCACTTCTCGCGCACCACCTGCTGCGGTGACCAGGCACGGTCAAACCTGAGCATGACGCGCTCATGCTGCTTTTGTCTTGATTCAGCCATAATTTACCAACTGGAGGAGGAAGGAACGTAGACATCCCGTTCAACGGGCGGATTTTTGACATCGGCATAACGCACGGCATAGCGCCGCATCATGTAGGCATAACGCACCGCGTCGAGAATGTCGTCACGCATTTTGACGATGCGGGATTTTTCGTCACGATGGTAGAAATTGTATTCATCAAAAAAATCCCTGAGTCCTGAGAAAACCTTGAATTTTCCCCGGCGCATAAGGTCATGCAGTTCAACCGACCGGCTACCGTCTGGCCACTGCGCCGGATCGCGCAACATGCAAAATCCGGCGTCGTCGTAATAGGTTTTTTGCTGAATGCCCGAGCCTTTTTCCGTCATCAATCCGTCCGAAGGCCACGCCGTTGGCACATTTTCGGCCCATATGCTGACGGCGCTATAGGCTTCAGCGGGCGATACTTGGCGCGCCTTATAGGCACGGGTGACATAAAACATCTCGTTTTCGTTATCCCATACCAGCTGAATATGGGCCTGAGGGTGATCCCAACCAAAGTCCATACCGTCAATAACCAGCCAGTGCGCGGGAACAGGAAACGGATCGCAGGTGATAAAATCCTCGCCCAAATCATAGATGCGGCCATGCCCGAGCATCGGGATCCCTTTGGTACGCATATCGCGCTGATGAGCGGGAAAGGAGGCCAGTAAATCATTTTTGACCTTTTGGCTCAGGTGCGGCGCATCGTCCCACCCCACATTGATACAGGTTTGGGCGGGCGACGGATTATCCATAAAACCAATCACCAGATCGGTTCGTCCGTTTTCCGGCGTAAACGTTAGAATGCCGCGACCGCCCTTTCCCCGATCGCCGGTGGCGGTCCGCGTCAGCACCTGCGGATAAATCGTCGGATCTCTTGGCTCTTCGTCAATATGGAACCAGTCAACACAATCCCCCATCAAGGCATGTTGCCCTTGCGAGTATGACCAAAACTGGATTTTCGATAATAGACCAGACACATGGCGGATATAGGCCGTTCGCACGGCGTTTGTGGTACCTGTCATCGCTTCCGTATCGGCAATCCGCTCGCCGGGGATAAGCCCGCCTTGCCAGCCATTATCTGTTTTTCGCCCCAGCAGCGGTGTTTGCAGTAAGTCACGGCACTTTTCACCGGAATAGCCAAGGCACCAGATCACCGGCGCATGAGAAAAACGGTAGCCGCTCCAGGCTTCTGGGTAATCTCCCAGGGCGTGAACCGCATCGACATAGGTGGCGGTGTCCGTTTTACCGACCCGATTCGCGGCGATTAACGCCACCTGCGCATATTCCGCGCTCAGGCCAATAAATTTACGCTGCCAGTCATAGCGCGTCCCGTAATAGTGCCGATAGCGGCAAGCATGCTCCCGTCGACGCTGTTCGTTTATAAATCGCACCTGCTGAATTTTTTGTTTTCTATTCAGATGATCCATTATTGAATTCCCGAATACGGCGATCTAATTCTTCGTCGCTCATTAAAAATTCTTCTGAAACGCCACCGATAGCCTTTTGTACTTCAAGCATCAGGGTTTTTGGCACAGCGATGCCTTCGGATTCGAGGAGCTGCGCCGCTTCGAGTGCGGTGAGTTCACAAGCGGTTTTGAGTTTGATAATCCGAGCTATCTCTCGCCGCTTCCAGGATTCCGGTATATCAAATCCTTCCTCCTCACATTCAGATGCCGCCTCAGAATAGGTGATGTCCTCTGCGAACAATCGCTTGCGGATATCGCGAATAACGGTTCTTGCAAGACGCAGCTCTTCGCGAGACTTAAACCTTTCGGTGCCGCCAAACCCCGCCTTAAGCGCAACATTAAAATCCTGTGGCGTTGGCTCTAATACCCGCTTTTCCTTGATATTGCCCTTACCGTCATAGATGACTTCTACCCTGCCCTTTGTCACCAGTTTTTCAATACCGCGATCAACCATCCCACCTATGCGAATATTTGGCGTATTGATGGATTTTTCCAGCTCGGGATATTTACTGCGCCATTCCGCTACGGTGCGCCGATCTTTACATATGTGTTTGGCAATCCCTGAATCAGTCCGATCGCCGGTATGCCTTACATAGCCTTCTATCGATTGCAGAAGGGTTTTCGTGAACTCTGATTTTCGCGCCACAAAACCTCCCCGCAGCGAGATCACCCCCTACGATTTTTTCGTGTACATTAATTCGATTTTTTCAAGCATGGCAAGGTGTGATCGCCTGTACATTAATTATTTTTTTCGATTGTTTCTAAATTCTCATCTTTTAACTTCTTTGGCCATAAAGTTCATGATCTATTGTAAAACCCTTCCTACCCTGGCTGTACGAGGAAACATTTATCACCGGTTCGCTTAAAAAGATGCGCATAGGTTCGCAAGGTCACTTCAGGTGATGCGTGTCCTAACCATTGACTGATTTGCACCAGAGAAACCCCGCGCTCAACCCACACCGAAACGGCATAATGCCGCAGAGAGTGAAACGTTTTTTTGAAATCAGCCTTCACAAAGGCGGGCATCACAATACTTTTACTAAACCCGGCCATGGAAAAATGACTCCCTCGACTGGACTCGAAAACAAACCGGCTATTGCCTTTTTGAACGTCATTCAATAGTCGGTGAAATTCAGGCGTAACGGGGATTTCATTATCCACGCCATACTTAATGCCAGGATAATCGCCACTTTTGGTCAAATGCCGGTCAAGCACGATGCTATCGTCAAAGATATTGTCATAGCTGAGCATAGCCACTTCACCAAGACGCAATCCACATGCTGCGCCGAGATACACAGCCAAACGTTGTCGCGGCTCATCACTTTGCATCAGACGCTGTACTTCATGGTATTTGGCGTATTTTCGGGTGGTGCCTTTCCATGCTGCATTGCGGCTCTTATTTTCAATGGTACAGGGATTTATATTGCACATCCCCACGTTAATCGCACAGTCGTAAGCCCGCCGAATAAAGCGCCGATGATTATGTAAAGAGATTGGCTTCAAATCAGGCGTAGTAATGTCGACGATAGGCGTCTTGCTCCCACGCCACCGCTGATAGAGAGAAAGAAAAACCCCTTTCTGACCGAGAAAATAATCACGGCCGATATTGTTCATTTCCAACTCATCACAAAGCCGCCCAAAATAGAAAATCATCAGCTCACGGATCGTTACAGGGCGCTTTCGCTGTACTTCTTTTTCAGAGATAGCGCGCCACATATGCTTTTCTCTCTGGAAATACTCGCGACAGGCATCGTTCATGTCTGCGAATTCAGCCGTTCTTGAGCCACCGATGCCCTGATAGCGCACACGATAGCGTTTTTTTCCTGGCCTGCCGGTATCAACAAACGTGGTCATGGCTATTCCTCTGTTCGCAAACACACCTGCCGGACATAGTCCTGCAAGCCGTTTATCTGCCGATTGGCGGTTTCGATTCGTCGTCTGAGAGTGAAATAATTTCCCCGAGTGGCGTCAGTAAGTCCGGCGCTGGTTGCAGCATCCACGCTGGCGGTGGGGCCACTGGCGGACACACCGGGACAGTTGGCCCGGAGGCGCACCCGGCGACGGCCAGCAGCGACATCGCGCTCAAGCTGCGCAAGTTCATTTTGGGCATGGGTTAATTCCTGGGTATAGCGCGCATCAATATCGGCAATCGCCTGTTGCCGCGCCTGCAATGCCGAAAGCGTCCGGGCTTCGCGCAGCTGCGCCTCACTGAGTTGCCGCTCGGCCACCACAAGGCGCTGATGCCAACGGGCGGCGGTGAAGGTGCTCAACGCACAACCCAGCAACAATACGGACGCGATAGCGACAGGGGGTAAGGCGTTCATGCCGATTGCAGAAACAGCGCACGCTCTTCGGTGCGGCGGCGTTTAAGTCCCTTGAGGGCTTTGGGGCCAGCGTGAACCCAACGGAGGAATTCATCTGCCGCCCCGGCAACCTCACCGGCATTGAGCTTTTTGAGCAAGGTGGACGAGGCAAAGGCGGGGCGCCCGACGTTAAAGACAAACGAACACAGGGCATCAAATTGCCCCTGAGACAGTGGCACCGTCACCAAGGTATTGACGGCTTTTTCCGCCGCGGCGATATCCTCGGCCAGCCAGGCTTCGGCCTGCGCTACGGTTATCTGGTCGCCGGGTTTGACGCTGCCGGTATGGCCGTAGCCGATGGTCCAAACGCGGGCGCTACAGGGATAGGCTTCGAGGCGACAGGCTTCAAAATCCTGAATTAATCGCTGTCCTTGTTCACTGATTTGCATGGGTCTTGGTCGAGTCCTGATTTTTTACCCAGCAGCCGCCGCAGCAGGGCACCGAGATAATCGGTGCCGAGATAGCCGACGATAATGCTGCCGAGATAGGAAAAGTCGTTATCGATGTCGAGTGCGCCGAGGCTATCGCGGATAAACCAGGCGATAAGGGCGCACATCATGGCATCGAGTAAGGTTTTATGGAGACGGGTGCCCTGATAGCGGCCCCGGAGAAAAGCCATGAAGGCGGCAACAAAGGCCGCGGCGGCCTGCTCCCTGACGTGAAACAGCCAGGCGAGCGTCCCGGCCCAGAGGCACGGGTCACGATCTGGCATGAGAGAAATCCTGTATTAACGTGCGATTGCCATCCGATAACGTGCCGATTTTTTTAATGCGTTATAGCGTTCGGTGGCGTCAATGATTTGCTGGCGATAGGCCTTCAGTGTCTGCTCTGGTTGGGTAATTTTAGCCCAAGCTTTACTGACTTTACGCGCCAGGGCGCGATCGTCATTAATTTTCTCAAAGTGCGCCCTTGTGCGTTCAAAACGCCGTTGAGCATATGATTTATCTTTCATTGCCATACCCCCACAGAAATAAGACACAAAAAAGCGCTTCGTTTTGCTTTCTCCAGACAATGGACGCGCGAAAACGCCGACTGTGTCGTTATAGAAAAAACAAAACGGAGCGCTTATTACCTACTCCGCGCCTCAAGATCTCCTGGGGCATCCAGCGGTGAAAAGAGCATACTCAGCATCCGTGACAAAAAAAGATTGTCATCCTACCTCCGAAATAAAGAAGGGATAGCTGGTTGTAAAAACAGTGTTGTATATAATATCAGTATCACATGATAAATATCAATGTCAAACACGAATCCAGCGATTCGACGCAAGTTATTGAAACAAAAGGCGCACGAATTCAGCGATGGGAAAAAGAGTGGAAAAAAGGGCTTCACAGATTTTACGAAAAGTCACGCACGAATTCAGCGATTCAACGTAACCCATTGAAACTAAAGGCTCACGAATTTAGCCGTTACCCTGTCACGCAGATACACACCCCGGTGATGAATTTAGCCGTTACGTCGTAACGCAATGCACACGCGAAAAACAATGTCAAGCACGAATCCAGATATTCGCCTCTAACCCATTGAAACGAAAGAAGCACGAATTTAGCGATGGAAAATGGCCTTCCCTGCCCTACTGCGAGGAAGTCATGTTGTAAAGTTGGGGAAGTCCTATTGCCGAGGAGTAATGAGGGTCTCTACACGAATGCCAGAGGTGTGATTATGGGAGCAAAGCCTCTCAGCATTGGCAAAGTTACACTAAAATTATGTATCGATGTGCTAGATGGCATAAAAAACACACCCAAGCGACACCCTTTTAGCGCTATTTTTACACCAAAGCGGCATGCTTTTCACACCACCTTGCCGCTTGCACTTACGGAGTATCACTCATGTAACATTTTCTCTCGTCACAAAGGAAAGACCGGGCTATCGTGCAGCGGTCAAAACACATAGTCCGCTGTTTTGACCTCCTACTTCCTTTTAGAAAATACCGCATTACCATCTCTTAGTATTACCGGCTCTCTGAGCCGTTTTTTTTTGCGCCGCACTCACGGATAGCCGGTCTAATGCCGATAATAGGGAGTGGCTATAATCTCAAAAATGACCAAGACCAATCCTGTAAGACTCTTCATACGGCCGCCACGGCCGTTTTTTTTTGGATATAGTGCGCGAGGAGCGGGACAGGAGCCAACGACAATAGCGCTAAAAACTCCTGTACGTGCCGTGGTGAGGTTTAAGCGCTTTCTGTTTACGTTTTCACATCCGAAACGGAGAAAATCGCTCATAGGGGCTTTCAGCATGTTTTAGGGGCATTCCCGAAGTGCGAGTCTGATAGTTTCTGCTGCTACAGGAAAAACGCGGGTTATGGTTGACAATAATTAGCCATGATGCCTATATGGTTTTTACTATAAGAAAAAACAGCCTTACGCATTGGCTTCGCCAGTACTCCTCAATCCGGCCTCGCGCCGGATTTTTTTTACCTCACTGCCTCTTTCAGCCCCTTTCCCGCCCGGAACGCGGGAACCCGTGCCGCTGGAATGGTCATGGCCTCGCCGGTTTTGGGGTTACGGCCTGGGCGCTCGGCGCGGGATTTGACTTCAAAGGTGCCGAAGCCGACGAGGGAAACCACATCCCCTGCCGCCAGAGTTTGAGTCACGGCCTCGGTGAGGGCGTCGATAACGAGTCCGGCCTTGGCTTGAGAGATGTCGGCTTTCTCGCTGACGGCGCGGATGAGTTCGGGTTTGTTCATGGTGCTCCTCATGCAAGAAGGATTTCATGATAATGAAAAATCAAATAAATAACATATTTCAAAATAAACAGGTATTTATTGCCATACTATGATAGTAGAAAAAAATAGGAGTAATTCGTCATGATAAACGCAATAAGCTCAATGCTGTCAGCATCAATACCACATAACGACACGATAAGTTCAAATGAAGGATTTGGAAAATACATTAATAATGTCAGCAATTCATCACTTGAGGGAATGATGCCTAATTCTACTCCAGAAAAAAATATTGCTTCCGCCTGTCTCTTTGGTGGCCCTATAGAAAAAGCCATTGAAAATTTCCTTTATAGATTAATCAACGTTTTTTCTTATTCTCCTATTGAAGATATAGAACGTTAAAATCCATACTTTACGGCAAGCATCTATCTTGCCGTAATAATTTTCCCCACTTTATTAAAATAATTTAACAGCAACTGTCACGATTGCGGAAGCCAGCCCCACACAGCCGAGCATGACCTTGGTGAGTTTTATGAGCAGGCCGTTCGTCAGTGCTTCCATGTCCTTGCGGACTAGCGCTATCTGAGCCTCGTTCTTCTCGAAAAGCGCCGCCATGTCTTTTCGTACACCGGTGATTTCGGCATCGGTCCTATCCGCCCTTGCGGCGGCCTCTTTGCGGGCATCGGCGATGTCAAAGGCCAAATCCTTGCGGACTTCGGCGATTTTGGCGTCGGTCTTCTCGGACTGAGATTGAATTTGAGCTTCGACCTTCTCAAACCTTGCCGCCGTGTCCTTGCGAGCTTCCGCGATTTCAGCGGACAGGTCTTTACGCACCTCAGCTATCTGGGTATCGACCTTTTCAAACCTTGCCGCAGCATCTTTCCGAGATTCTGTAATTTCTGCGGCCAAATCTTTCTTGGCATCCTCAAGGTCACGTCGGGTCGCCACATCCGCCACCTCGTGAGACTTGCGAACAGCGATAGAAATCGCCCGCGCCTGGTCTTTCGGTAAACCGGCGTTCTCCAGCGTCTCGACGAACTCTTGCGTATCAAATGCGACTTGGCCCATGGGCTGGTTCTCCTGTTTTGGTTGAGTTTACCTGAAGTTCTCACCCATCGGCAAAGATCGCCTTGCTGGCCGAAAGACTGCAACACTGAAGCGCAACAAAACGCAACGCTGAATTCAGAGAGGAATTGGCCTGAAATCCCTATTGGGTAAGGGATTCTCCGTTATGGCTGACGCACAAAAATACCGAAGTTAAGTGCGCAACACGCAGGCGCGGGAGAGTCTGCGAAACGGGCTGCAGACCATATTGACGATGCCAGTAAAATGGTTAGGTACAGGAGATGGATATCTAACTTTCTCTCGCAGTATTTAAAAAAAAGAATAACAATAGGCGCCCCGAAAAACCTCAGGCTTGATAAATTCAGACGATAAAAAACTGCGCAAATTTATGTGTGGTTAGACAACAAACCAAAACTTAATCACTCCAACTGATAAATATAATACCTTCATGTTTTCAACATAAAATTGGTGCCATATGAAAAAGCCTTCACTTTATATTTATCGTAGTAATATTTTTGACGGTAACATCTATGTAAAAGCAACTGGTTTGAACGAGTGTGATGGTTTTAATATTACCTTGAAAAAAAAAGGAATTGATATTGCCACCATAAAAGGTCCAACATGTGTATTCAAAAACCAAGGTCATGGTCAATACAGCGCCATTGCGACGAGCAACTTTAATAATAGAATGTCAGTCGTTTTGAAATCTAACACCATTGATGTACCGTATTCAATTTCACTAGATTCAAATATGTCAGATATCACTACCACAACCAATAAATTAATAAAAGAAAAACACAAAAAACATGATGGAATAGATCAGTACTATTTACAAATTAAATTAAAAAAAGAAAGCGATCTTGAACGATTAATAACAGAAATAAAAAAGTCTACTTCTGTTATCTCAAAATTAACAAACAATGATTTTGTTAAAATGCCATTTAATCACCTATTAGGTGATATTTCACCCAACGTATATAAAACAGTGTCTGATTACGGACATGATCAGCTGGTCATGATTGCTCAGGAGTTAGAGTTACTCGATTACGTCATTTATTGCAGTGTTGTTCCAGAGACCAAAAACATTAATCCAATTATTTTACCCCCGACACATTCTACCGTTGACGAAGGGATATTTATTGAAAAATCAGTAACTGATTATTTTAAAACACCTTGTTTTAATGACATGCAAACATACTTAGACCCAACATCTGAAAATATCAAAGGTATGAATGTGAGAGCAGTATGGGATGAAGGCGAAAATGGTCAGGCTGCCACTGTTAGACATCTCGATTTTGGCGTCTATTCCAATCATGAAAACCTAAAAGGAAATATCAACGTTGTTCATAGCCGGAATGAAACCGAAGACTGTAATCACGGCACAGCCTCCACAGGTTGTATTGCTGCAGCAAAAAATGATTTTGGCGTTACGGGAATTGCTTATGGGTGCGACTATTACTTCTATGATACAGGTGACTTAGATCTTATCATTCGTGATGCCATCCCAGGTGATATTGTTAGTTTAGATGTTCAATTTAACGTGGGGGGTAAACTTCTTCCAGTTACTGATAATAGAGCATGGTGGGATCGTATTAATTATTTAACCCAAAATGGGGTTGTAGTTATCTTGGCTGCTGGTAACGGTGGTTTAGATCTTAGCGTAGATTCAAATAATATGAATCAATTTGGCGACAATGGAAGCACACTTATCGGCGCTTCTGCCCATAATAATGGGAGTCGATGCAGTTTTTCAAACTATAATCATTCAAGCTCACTCATTAACTCATGGGGAGACTGGAGCGTAGTCACTACAGGTTATGGATCGTTACAAAAATTATCAGGAAATGATCGTAATTATTCAAAGGATTTTTCGGGTACTTCAAGCGCGACGCCATTGAGTTCTGGAGCACTATCCTTGATCCAATCTTATGCTATAAGTCATCTTGGCATTTACCTTAACTCAAAGGAAATCAGGCAACTTATAAAAGATACTGGATATTCAGAAGGTACTCTATACAATATTGGACATAGGCCTAATGTTTGTGATGCAATTCGTCATCTTCAGGAAAAGACCTCAATAATTAAGGCCGTAATAGATGGAGTAACAACAGCCTTTGAAAAAGAGGAAGTAATATTATCAGCTGAAAATTCAACCTCGAATGTTGCGGAAATAACCACGTATGAATGGGAAATTCCGGAAGGAATCGATACCGAAGAACGCAATCAATCATCAATACGCTTTAAAGCCCACGAGGTCACAAAGTCAAAGGACTTTACTATAAAACTTACCATTACCGACTCAATGGGTAACCAATCCAGTGCAACTCATATCCTCACTGTGACTAAGAGTAATACAGAAACCTATCCAATCTGGGACCCAACAAAAGTTTATATTGCAAATGACAAGGTGAGTTGGAAAAACAAAGATTGGGAAGCCAAATGGTGGAATAAAGGAATTGAACCAGTGAAAACAGGCATAATATACCCGGGTCCATGGAAAGAGTTATAAATG